TGTGCCCGATGTGTCAAAGTTACAGCCGTCAAAGACTGTATCAGCAATTGCTTCTGCGCCAAAATCAGCAGCCAAACCGCCACAAGCCAACCTTGACCAAATCGCCGCACAATTCGAGGCAATCAAATCAGGCGGGCAGTTAGACAAGCTCACCGGTGAGCAGCGCAATCAATTCACCGCACCGCTCAAGGCTGCTGGATGGGAAGTTGGCAAGGACTACATTAAGCCACCTGTTCAAGCGCCGGGAGCATATCCGCTGTGGGAACGGCAGCTTGCCGGACTTAGTCCGTCATCGGGTCCGACACCAACACCGTCACGCTCTTTTCTCGGTCATGTCGGTCACGCAATCAGTTCCGCGTACGAAGCAACGCCAATTCCTAGTTTGCTTGACCTTGCAAAATCGGCGGCAATGGGCAAAGCGGGCGAAGTGGCGGACAAGACGGTCGACATGGTCAAGGGGCTAGGCGAAGCACAGTGGGACGAGTATCTGAAGGCGCAGGAACTGACCAAGCAGCGCGGTTATAAGGATGGTCGTGCGGCGTTGGCCGACCCTGAGATTGTCGGCCATTTTGTTGCTGCATTGACACCATTCGCGGGACCAATTGCTGCACGCGCTGGCGAGCAGCTTGGTGCAGGTGATGTGTCGGGCGCACTCGGTACGGCAGGAGCGGTTCTTATACCGACTGTGCTGCATGGGTTGAAGGGCGAGACAATATCAAAGGAGGTGCCAAGTGCCGAAACAATACGAGGAAATCAAGGAGTCGTACCGGAAGTCGGGCAAGTCCGACAAGGAAGCGAAGGAGCTGGCGGCGAGAACGTTTATCAAACGGGGCAAGGGGGGCAACCCGTCCAGCCGGGCGAAGTCGCTACAGGCGGACAGGTCGAAACGGGGCAAATAAAGATACCGCCAAACGAGACAGGTGCAGCGCGAGTTCAGATTAAGATGCCAGCGAGCGGTGAAGTTGTACCACCTGAAACAACCATTATCGGTCCCAGTGATGCGCCACTGCGTAAACTGCATCACGAGCAGTTTGGCGAAGTTAAGGTTCAGGGCAAGAACGGTGATGGCCGACTGGTGGTGACAGATGAAGCAGGCGATACCCATGTCATTCAGAATCCGCGCACTCAAGGCAATCAGCGTGCGGCGTTCGTGAAATCGCAGGAGCAACCAGCGGAACTTGTACCCGCAGAGACCCAGCCCACATCTGAAGCAACGCCAGAACTGTATCGTGCTGGCCCTATAGGAACTACTGATGTCCGTTTAGAGTTTACACGCGCTACGCCGATGAAAGAACAAATCGCATCGCTCTATCCGGAGTTTAACGAGGGACCGAGCGGTAAGCATATCTCAATCTCTCAGACGAAAAGTGAATTAACAGGTCGAAGCAATTTCAGAGTTACGTTTCAAGACGGAACGCGCAATGTGAAAGCGCCAGAGGATGCAATAAGCAGGCTTGGACTAGAGCAAGCAGCTCCGTTTGAAGGTATGAACTCGGAGGTTAAGCCGGTAAAGGAGCAACCCAATGTCAACCAACCGCAGCCAGTTCCCGAACTTCTACAAGGAAACGCAGCTACCCGCCCTGAAGCGCAAACCAGTAGGCAAGTCGCCGCGCCAAATCAAGCAGGAAAAGCCAAAGCCGAAACGGTAGAGGCGACAGAATTAACAGCACCGCCCGAGATCAATCCCGACGATTTCCTGAACTTCAAGAAGCTGAGCGTCTCAGATGCAGAAAAAGCTAATCTCCGCAGCTCCGTGTCGGATGCGGTCAGGGAAACTGGCGGCAATCCGAAGCAGCGAATTACCTTTGAGCAAATTAAGGAAGAGGCACGCAACCTCGACCCGCAAATCGTTAGCAATCTAAAGCGGCCAGCAGAGGGTGAGACGTTAAATCCCGCCGTGCGATATGCGGCACGTCAGAGGCTTAATGGTGTGAATAGTGAATCGGTGAAGCTACAGGAACAGGTGCGAGCTGAGTCCGCTAAGGCAAATCCTGATCTAACAAAGATTGATGAGCTAACCGCTAAGGCGAATCAAGCTGAAGCAGACGCTAAAGGACTGGTTGACGTGCTCTATCCTACGCGCTCGCAGGACGGGCGCAATCTTGTCTATCATCGGATGCTCGCTGATGCCTCTTGGGATGTAGATCACTGGGTGGGCAAAGCACGAAGCATTGCTGAACGCAAAGGTCAGAACATCTACAGTGATGAGTTTCAAGGAATGCAGCGGCAGATACAGGAGACACTAGCAAGGGGTAAGGCAGCAGATGAGCGATTTGCTGAGTTAAATGCACGCATTGCCGAGCTGGAAAAGGGTGCACCAGCAGAAGTGCCAAAACTAGAGCGGGTAGTAAAGGTTACGGTGGGCGGCTGGCAATCTCGCTTCACGGCCAAGCTTGACACGATGGAAGCTGAAGCACGCGCGCGAATGAAGGCCCGTAGTGAATCAGGCAAGATGGGGCCAGAAGCAGGTGCAGCGCCAATCATAGACGACTTAAACGATATGGTCATTATCGGGGCCACGAAGATTGCTCGTAAGGGTGCGAACTTGGCAACTTGGGCGCAGGAAATGAGTGCAGAGTTTGGCGATGGATTTAACAAGTTCAAGCGTGATGTGTTTCAGCGATCATTCAAAATGTATCGAGATGAGCGAGCAGCAGCCTTAGACGAAACGCGGGTACAACGATTGATGAGAGCGGGTAATACTGAAGCGGAAGCGCGAGTACTGATGCAGCAGGCAGCGGAGGCAGGCAAGGAACGTGGACAGGCACGACAAGAACTAGCGCGAGTATTCGCTCGTATTGATAAGCCAAGTCGGTTTCAGCAAGCTATAGATGTAGCTAATGCCCCACGTGCCCTGCTTGCATCGTTCGACCTATCCGCGCCATTACGGCAGGGCGCAATCCTTACCCTTCCGCCGACACAATGGAAGATTGCGAGTAAGGCTACAATGGACATGCTCCGTAGTCTCTCGCCAAAACAATACGAAGCCTTTTCCAACGCTCTGCATGCTGATGCTTTGGCGAAAACAGCGGAGAAAGCGGGGCTGCATTTGAGCACTCGCGCTGACAGCTCGTTCGCCTCTCTGATGCAGCGCGAAGAAGCGTTCATGAGCCGCATTGCCGAGAAGATTCCAGGAGTAGCGGCAAGCGAGCGGGCATATGTCAGCTATCTTGATAGCCTGCGAATGCAAACGTTCAAGAAGTTCGTCAAGGATCATCCCGGTGCCGCACCAAAGGATATGCAGGATGTCGCTAGGTTTATCAACTACGCAACAGGTCGAGGCGATCTGGGTAAGATGGGTAACGCGGTTGCGCCTGCGCTCAATGCGATCTTTTTTAGCCCGCGCTATCTTGCCTCGCGCATTCAACTAGCCAATCCTGCTACCTACATCAAGATGAGCCCAGCGGCAAGACGCGTAGCGATGTCGAACCTGATGCAGTTCACGGGCGTTGTTGCTGGTACGCTAGCCTTGGCGAAAGCGGGCGGGGCAGAGGTCGGACTAAACCCTGACGATGCGGATTTTCTCAAGATCAAGGTTGGCGATACTCGTTATGATGCGCTGGCAGGATTCCAACAGCTAATGCGGTTCGGCTGGGGTATGTCGAAAGGGTTTTATAACAATGCGCGTGGATTAAAGAATGCTCCAAATCGCGAGCCGTCCGATATGGCGTTGCGATTTCTTCGTAGTAAACTCAGCCCCCTAGCTGGCGGGGTCGCGGAACTAGCAACGGGTAAAACGTTTCAAGGCGAAAAGGTTGGCACGGAACTAACGTCACCGGGGAAAACTGCCTTTGAGCATCTTGCGCCGATAGTCGTACAGGATGCCTACGATGCTTGGAAGGACGCTGAACAGCATGGGCAATCAAAGACGGCAGCGGTGTTGAAAACAACACCGACTGTGTTTGGTGTAGGCGTACAGACGTACGAAAAGAACGCAGGAGCACAAGAGAAAGCACAGGCAACTGACTTTCGCGCCAAGGCTATTGAAGCGCTCCGTAAGAATCCTGACGACACAAGCAAGCTGGACGCAGCGGTAGATGCTGGCACCATGACTCCGCAACGGCGCAAGGCGATCATCGACGAGGCTGCACTTGAGCCGCAAATCAGCTACTTCAAGAAACTGCCGTTGGAGAAGGCGCTGGAAGCCTATCACAATCTACCTGCCACACAGCGCACGGAGGAACTGCATCAAGTCGTGCTGGACAAGTGGGATGCGGCAACAGGAGAGCCAAAACGTACTAAGACTGGCATGGGCAAGCGGCGACTACCAACCATCGCACCTGTCATCCTCGACCGCCTGCGCCAGAAGTACGATGCGGAGTTGCAGCAGTAGCGAAAAGCGCGTACACTGCGCCTAAACACCTCGAATATAGACAGACAGGCAAGGAGGTGAGATGGAAAGAGTACAAGGATTTCAACAGACCATTGTAGTCGTCATCGCGAACGGTGACACCGCTAGTGCCGTCATTCCCTTTCGCGGATATGCACAGGCCGGGTTTCAGATTCCTTCGGCGTTCACTGGTGCATCAGTCAGCTTCAACGTCAGTGCCGACAACGTAACCTACACTCCGCTTCACGATAGCACCAACACCGTTATTTCACAGACCGTGACCGCAAGCAAGGGATATAGCTTTCCCCAGGGCTGCTTTCCTTGGGCGTATGTGAAGATTGTCAGCGCGTCGGCTGAGGGCGGGGCAAGATCAATACTTGTATCACTAAAATACTAAGGTGCCACTATGAACATCTGGCTATGGTTGCAATGGATTACCGGCACGTCCACAGGCGATACAACGCCTGGCGGAACGGCGAGTGCGCGATTACTTGAAGACGGCACGAGCGGACGGCTGCTCGAAGACGGTACTAGCGACCGATTATTGGAGGGGTAATGAGCGCGGTAGAAACAGCAGTGGATAGGATTGAACAGGCTGATCTGGACCTACTTCAGCCAGCAATGAAGGAGTGGCAAGCAGCAGGAGTGATATTGGAGCAAGCGCAGCAAGTCCTTCAGCAGGCCCAGACTAAGTTTGTCGCAACGCAGGGGGCCGTAGCGTACATCAGGAACCGCCTTGCACCGAAGTACGATCTCACGGCTAAGGACGGGATTGATATTGACGGGGTAATCAGTCGCGAGAAGCGATGCAAGTGCGAGGAGGATGAACATGCCGGACACCTTGATTAGTGGCTATGGCTCCCTGACCTCTCTCGCGGTCGGCGACCTGTTTGAAGTTGTTGATATAAGCGATACCTCGCTAGCTGCATCGGGAACCAATAAGAAAATTACCACAGCGAACATTGCTGCTGCAATCCTTGCCACGCCAACCGTCACGGGTCATCCAACGGTCGAAGGGGTTACAGCAACGGGAGCCACCGGTACGGGTAACTTTGTATTCAGTATCAACCCGACATTTACCGGCACGGCTAATCGCTTTGGCACGCCGACTACAAACGACGTGTTGGCTGATACGATGTTCTCCGCCTCGGCGACTACCCAGAAGGCTCTTGTCATCCAAGCTAAGGCGACACCCACCGCCGCGCCTTTCGTGGTTCAGCAATCAGACGGTACGCCGTGGTTCTCGGTAGCCAGTGACGGCAATGTCATCATAGATCAGCGCACGGCGGCAACCTTTGCGAATGCGCTGGACGTGAAGTACCAGGGCACGACCCAGGCAAGTATCGCGGGAGCGGGGGGTAGCGCCGGGGTATGGACAGCTCGTGTAGGATTCAACGGCGGGGGCGGATTCTTTACTACTGATGCAAGTGGTAATGTTGTCGGGCTCGGAACCATCACTGGTAAACACTTCCTTGGCAATGGTACTTCGCCGACCGTTGCAGGTGACGGAAGCTCTAACGGCTCCATCGCAGGTAAGGATTTCGCCTCCACTATCACCGTGGGGACTGGTAGCACAACTACGGTGACGGTAACATTCGGGACTGCATACGCGACCGCTCCAGCTTGTACTTGCGCTGCTCAAACAACCACCACGGCAATCAAGGTTGCCACAACGACCACAACAGCCGTCCTGACCACGACGATCTTCACGGCGGGGGAGAAACTGCAGTTAATCTGCGGAGGGTTTTGATGCAACTAATCAACAGCGAATATTCTTTGTCGGCGATAGTAATACTCAGCCTAATTTCAACACTTGGCCTGTTACCCTTGTTACTAATCTCAACACAGCGGCTTCTCCAAGTCCGCAATTTGCCGGGGATAACGTCGCAGCCTCGGCGACGACGGCGAGTTATTGGGCGGCGAATATCGCTACAATTCTTGCGGCTCAACTCGATAATCACGTCATCTGTCTTTACAACATCGGCGTCAACGACTTCGGTATTGCAACGCATGCCCAGTGGGTCGCTGATGTTGAAACAGCTATTGATGCGATTCACACCCATTGGCCCGCTGTGCTGGTTTACATTACCAAGCCTTGGAAACGCGGCTTCGATTCAACCGCCGATACCTACGCGGGATGGGTTGATGAGGTCATTGCAGCAAGGCCGTTTGCGCGAGCTGGTGATGACGAACGTGTTTGGCTGAAAGGCGCGGATGACGGGGCGACAAACACGACAGATGGTATTCATTACAACACTGCCGGTGAGACTGCGAAGGCCGCACAGATGAAGACGGTGTTGGGGTACTAATATGAAACGAATAGCCCTGTTACTTGTTGTTCTTGTACTCTTCTTTGCACCAACAGATCGTACCGCCCTTGCCCGCGATTCCTGCGGCGATTGCATGGAGGCTGCACAGCAAGCATCTACGGCGTACTACTCTGCTTGTATCGCGGGTGGCGGTGATTACAATCAATGTGATTACGATAGCCGCACGTTGAAATGCGCGTATGGTGCTACTCACTGCGGCTCGTGCTCGTGGATTGATATGTTGATCGAGAGTGGGTTTTGTCTGAATTGAGTGAGGCGCGCACGGTTGAATGAGGCTCAAGCAACAACTGACGATCATGAGTGGCGGTCTGGCAGTAGTGGGCGGTCTGTTCTTCATTTATGCGCTCGTTGCTCGCTCCTGGGGCTTGCCGATTCCTATTCGTTGGATGATACTCGCCGCAAGCGTGGCATTGGTAATTGCTTTCGTGTTGGCAGGAGCCTCATGGATTATAACGGGATTTGAGAGGCCAGCTATGGATGATACCTTAGTTAATGTGCCCAATGTTCCTAGCCCTTCGCCAAATCTTAAGAGGTTAAGCCAATTGGCCAATAGCTTACTTGAACCCGAACTCTATATGCAGATAGTTGAGCGATTGCCGGATGCGCTAGTTGTGATTAACGCGTCTACGGCGGTCATAGTTTTTAACGAACAGGCGACGTTTTTATTTGGGTATCATCCAAGCGAAGTAATCGGTAAACGACTCTCGATGCTAATCCCAGAAGACAGGCGAACAATACACGACCAGCATATCGCTCGTTGGTTCAGCGAACTAAGAGCGCGACCGATGGGCATTGGGCTGAGGCTCGAAGGCCAAGACAAGCATAACCGTATCTTCCCTGTGGAGATTAATCTCTCACCGCTGGTTGCCCCAAGCGGAATCTATGGTATGGCAGTAATTCGCCGTCCAGTTGTACTGCCGGAAGAGGTGGGAACTGATGCCAGAAGAACTTGAAGGCGGCGTAGAGGGTTGGACCGTGTATCGCAAGCTCATTTTGGCCGAGCTGGTGCGGTTGACAGGGGAGGTCGCGGCCTGTAACGCTAAGATTGACGGCTTGCGTAATACAGAGATGCGCCAGATATGGACGGAGATAACGACGCTTAAGGTTAAGGCCGCGACGGGTGGGTTTGTGGCTGGATTAGGCGGATCGTTGATCGTCGGTATCATTCTGTATTTTATTACGAAGCCACATTGAGGACGCAGTGAGCAGCTTGGAGAAATGAGAGTGTGCAATGAGCGCAACAACGGCAGACTTTCCGACAGGTAAAATAAGCCAGCGTGAGGAACCGATTACCAAAAAGTTGCACCCGCGTCAGAATAGTGACGAACATCACGGTGAGCCGATGACTAAACAGGAACTGGCCGACATAGCCGATCTTAGGGATATGGTTCACAATATCTCAGGGTCAGTTATGCTGCTGACGAAACTGTCGAATCAAACGGCAGCGGTGCAGCCCGCGAACGGTAATGGTCCGGGTGCTTGGGGACGAACGTTTATCACTATTGCCGTAGTGTTTCTTGGATGGGTGTTCACCGCGCTCTACATTGCCAAGACAACCGAAGGTGAAATCAGAGTCAGCAATGCGGTACTGACCGAGCAGCTACGTGAGACTCGCGAGAACTTTATCGAATACCGCAAGGTGACAGAGATGAAGCTGGCCTTGAGTGATGAGCGCTATCGACAGATTAGTATCTCGTTGGAGAGTCACGGATTTAAGATGCCAGTACAGTAAGGAGATACGATGCCAGGATACCCGGATAAAATCATTATCAATCACGGTGGTGGACGCGGAATGCAAAAGCTCATTAATGCAGACCTGAAGGTGTTGGATATCTTAGGACAAGAATTGCTTAGTAGTGCTTTCAACCTTTCAGACTTCAATGATTTGCGTGATAAGATGAAACAGCTCTGCGCCGATCATTACACAAGCGATATGAAGTATCACGATGGGCTACGGGGGCTGATTGAAGAAACGGCTAGACGCATTGATGCGAAGATGTCACCGTAGCGTGAGTTTGATAATCCGTCGCGTCCGTAAGGTCCACCGGACGGAAAGATGGAGGCGGTATTTTCTGCACCGTCTCCATCCTATCTTTGAAATTGACCGCTGTAAAAAGCCTTCCCCGTGAAGGCTTTTAGCGAAATTGCAGCGGTCACCTATATTGACCGGCACGTAGAACCGTTGGGGCTGGTTGGTGGGCCGTGGCGGGGCTAGTGGGATTCCAATTTGTGAGAAGAGTTGGGGCCTCGTGCTGGTCAACGATACGCAGGAGAGTGAATGGCTACCTACCGAAAGGCTATACTCGCCGCCGTTCTTGCTGCTGTCGGCGCATTCACTACCGCCTCTATGGACGGAGTGATCACGCCAGTTGAGTGGAGTACGGTAGTAGCAGCAGCAGTCGTGGCGTTCATCGGCGTGTACAATGTGCCGAACGCGAAGAGCTAGACAATGATGAAGCTATCACCTGAAGGCAGAGCGGTTCTCACTCGACTTGAAGGTTCTCGCGCTAAGATGTACAAGGATGTAATGGGCCTGCCGACAATCGGTGTAGGTCATTTGCTGTCGCGGTCCGAGCTATTCAGCGGCAAGCTCTACATCGCTGGTGAGCCGGTGCGCTGGAGCGAGGGATTGACCACCGAGCAAATAGATGCGCTACTCGCCCAGGACATCAAGCCCGTCGAGGATATTGTCAGCACGGCGACAGGTGAACTGCTGGGCTGCCAGTTTGACGCGCTTGTATCCTTTACCTTCAATGTTGGCGCAAACGCCTTTCTCAACTCAACGTTGCTGAAGCTGATTCGCTCTCAAGACCTGATTGCCATACCAGCACAATTGAGGCGCTGGACACGTGCGGGTGGCAAGGTCGTACAGGGACTTGTAAACCGGCGCGAGGTTGAGATAAAAATGTGGCGAGGAGTTTATGAACTTAGCGCAACTTGATCCAAATTGGGGCGGTACCGGGGCATTGTTTCGCGACTCCGACCTACGCGACTGGCACCTTGAGCTCGAGCCCAATACGGCAGAGGTTCTCGCGGAATCGCCCCCGCCAAGCTGCATCGTCGTGGATGCGGAGATGACCGAAGAGTCTATCTCGGCGGCAATTGGCGTGGCTTACGATCAGGACGGTGAAGGGGCCTGCGTTGCTTATTCCTCGGGTGGCGCAAAGTCAATTGAGGACTTCAAGGATGAGAGGCTTTGGCGGATGTATGACGCCGAGGCACTGTATCGCGCCTGTGGCGGCACCGGGCAAAATGGGATCTCTACCGATCGCGCTCTACGGTATATCCGTGACTACGGCCTTGTTGAACCGGCGACAGGATTCATACGGAAGATTCAGGGTTATGCGTTCGCTCCCCAAGTAGCTAATGCGTGGCGGTTGACCTTAGCCTCGGCCTTGGTGGCAAATGGACCCTGTGTCGTAGCAATGTTGCTACCGTCTGTGCTGGGCTGGGATTCAAATGAGATCGCGACATCGGGGTATCACCAACTTTGTTTCATCGCGTATGACGGGCTAGGAGACAATGATCACGCTATCTTCCTAAACTCCTGGGGGCGATATCTCAGAATCATTCGTGTGAAGTGGCACTTCCTAGAGGGCGGTAACTTTCAATCTCGCCACGTCTATGGCTATCAACTGATCGACGTGATTGACTTCATCGCACCTCCTCCCCCTCCTCCCCCGCCGCCACCCGACCCAAACCATCACACCTTTGCAGCGCGAGTGCTATTGCTGAAACCGGGCAAGATCGTTGCTGCGACTGAAGTAGACTTGCCCAACCTGCACGGGCGACAGGTGACGGTGAACGCGGGTGCCTTGCAATTTCAGGCGCGAATCAAGAACAATGATGAGGGTGTGGTGGTACTCAAGGGCGAGTTCAACACGGCGTGGGTGTTGAAGGATGCGATAGTACAGATTGAGACGATTGAGTAGGAAGAATAAAACTATCGCGGCTTGGTGTAGATGGTGGGGAACTAACCAACCCCGACAGACACGATAAATAAATTAGCACGCCCGAAGCTGAATGCCTACGTTCGACAAGAACCGGCTGGTAAGGGTAAAATCCTTCATCGGGAAGCGTCCGTGGAGAATCGGGAATCGGACAGCCGCGACTAAGACTAAAAGGAGAACTAATGAGCGACAAAGTAACTGACAAACAAGCAGCAGCACAAAAGCAAATCGCAACACACCTAGCATCCGCATCAGCGGGCAGCTTCTTCCTCAGCTTCTTTATGAGCTTTATCTTCCCGGTTCTGCCGGCGCTTTTGCTACAGGCAGCACCGCAGCTGAAGGGCGAGAAGGCGCAAAAGATACTGAAGCTCGTGGATGATGAGCTTGACCAGCTGATCGGCGAAGCGTGACCATGAAGCGTGGCTACGCAGTCCTAGTGCTGTTCTGGTTGGCTCTCGCGGCTTGCACGGCTGCTGGACTGGCGGTGATGCGACTAGTGACACGTGCAGCTTGGGCTTTGACGGTGTAGAGCGGTCGTGTTAAGCTCAGCCCAACTCTAGTAACCTTAAGCGATAGTCCCGACTCTTAGCGCTCGCTGGGGGTCCGATTTTCACCAGCGGAGGTAATGGCAATGCTTGCTCTGCTCATCCCGCAGTTCTCACTGGCTACGTTGCCAGAAATCCTGCTTATCATCCTGATCTTGGTGCTGTTCGCTGCGCTGCTATGGTGGCTTCTCAGTAAGTTTCCGGAGCCAATTCGAGGTTGGGCAATCTGGATTGCAGTGGCGCTCGGCGGCATCCTGCTACTGTGGTTCTTGATTTCGCTGGTTGGGAAGGGCTAGGCATTCTTGCTGTTGTTTAAGTGAATGATTGTCGGTTCTGAAACTACCTGCTTGGCGGCATCCCGATATGAACATCGTCGGTATCAAGGTGCTTCACCCAGTTATACCAAATCTCACGACGTATCATATCCTTAAACGCCTTCCTTTGCTCTCGGTCAGAGAAAGACGCATCTACCAAAGTTAGTAGTCGCCCCTCTAACGTCTGAATATCCTCATAACCGAGTAGGGCGAAGATTGGTTGTTGTCCGTTGAGCGGACTACAGCAATCCCCTATCTCATGCGCCTTCTCACGGCTACTTCGCGAGTGCCCTTGATTTTGCGGCTCTGGATTGATCCGCACGTATTCACGAACAGCCTGTGTGAAGAGATGAACCGACTCGACGCTAAGATACGACTGCGCCGTTATCTGCGTGGTCGCTCCCTCGATGACGAGGGGCGGACTTGTTGCGTTTGTTGAACCTACCAAACCTGACATAGTATTTCTCCTTTTCAAACTCGCACTAGACTAGACTTTGACATGAACCGACAATCATTCCAGTTATAACTTTACTCCTTTACCGCATCTCGCACCAACCTCACCACCACCTCGTCCCGTCCAAACTCATCGTTGGGGTAGTGGGTCATTAGCCACTCGGTCAGTTCCTGCGTGCTGTGGACGGTTACTTCGACCTTCATAGTCAATCTCGCTCATAAGGATTTGTTGCATTCAGCTTGCCTTCGATACGCATCCTGCACGTCTTCTGGGAGCCGGCTGAAGTAGCGCTCATAGAACACGCTCTCATAATCCCTACTTTGCTTGAAATGCTCGGCAGGGTTGTAGCCATCTACCGCCACCCCTGCGTCGTATAGCTGCTCAGCGATCTCTTCAACCAGCACGTCATCGTACATTACGATTCCCCCTGCGCCACTTGCACTGTGGGCATTATAGTATCCCGCCCCATTGTTCGGCCATTGCTTTTGCAATACCGGGCAATGTTCGGCTACGGTTCTTCCATCGCTCAGGCGACGGTGGCTCGTGATGCACTCGCGGTCTGCGACCATCCACAATATCAGTAGGGCACAGAGGCGGAAGTCCTTTGAGCCACAAACATGTTGCCTTGACTTCACCGTGTCCAAATTGCCACGGCTGAATGATTTGGTCAGGTTTCCGAATCTTACTACTGATTATGCCGATAGGATTCTCAATTGCAATACGAGGACACGGCCATGCCATTAGGACACGGATAAAGGAAAGCGCCGCATCCTGTTCGGTCATCTTATTCTTGAACCAGCGAGCGCCACTAACAGCCAAATGAGTACAGGGCGGGAAGGCAATAAGCAAATCCCAACCACCGTCAAGAACTAATTCTACCGGGCACTGATAATGTCGCTCGCTGCTACGTTCACTAGGCAATAAATCACAGCTATAAGCCTCATGGCCTCGTGCCAAGAAAGCATCCCGCACGATTCCGCTAAACTCACAGGCGATCAAGATTCGTTCCATCTACTAGCTCCTCACCAACCATCCCACTCCGTGACACAGCGCACAATTGAGCCGGTCCCAACCGTAGGGGGCAAGCCAGCGAAAGAAGCCGCGACCGCAGCAGCGAGGACAGAGGACTTTGATCATTGCTTATCTTCCTTTGGCCACGCTTCTATCCACGTCAACCAATACTCCATAGTCGTTATCTCACCCGCCGTCATCGCCCGCCCAAGCCGGTCAACTATCGCCTGCTGGATCATGTAGCGAAGTAGCTCTTGCTGAGCGGTTGTGATGACGGTGCTATCAAGAGTCGTTGGCATTACTTATATCCTTGATCCTTTGCCCACTGCCTGACCGCCTTACGCATCCCGCTGTTCCACCAGGCCCAACCATATGACTGACCCTCTTTGATTGCCTTATCAACGCTCCAGCCATGCTGGATACGATAGATTGAGGCGACCACGGAGGATCTGTCAGCGCCTTTCGAGCAGTGAATTAGGACCGGCCCTATTGTGTTCTGAATTTCGCTCAGCACCTGCGGCACCTTGCTAATATCATCGTAGCTGAACACGCCTGACGAGTCCATTGGTACATTCACCCACGTCATCCCCGCTTCCTCTACGCGTGCGTGCTCGAATAGGATTGTGGCGGCTGAGTCTTGTTTGGCGTTCTGCAAGCTAATGACCTTGCTCACGTTCAGTGCTTTCAACGTCGCAATCCCCGGCACTGATACATCACCGCCACGGTAGAGGTGGACGGGCAAATCGGTGCCGTCAGGTGCTTTGAAGATCACAGAATGCGCGTTGATTATGCCCGTGAGTTCCGTTGTCGTGCTCATCCTACCTCCGTAACAATTCGCGACCTAACCCAAGACAGTACCTTTTCGTACCGTTCTTCTGGCATGGCGGGGATGAACACACGAGGTCGCCAGCCGCCGTATCGAACTGGCCCTACTGTGTCAGCGTAATGCCCATCAATGATGATGTCATTCAACTCGACAATCTTCCACGCAACCAGCCGGGGCATGCCAAGCTCAACACCGACTTCTTCCATCTCGGATTCAGGGTCAGCCTTAATATCACTCCTGGTCAGACCACGATATTTTGCTACTGCGGCCAGCGGACAGATGCCTTCCTCGTTCTCAAACTCATCTGCGATCAACCGTTTGTTAGGCAGAGCGACTAGCGCCGCCTCCAACTCTCGCAACGCCGCCTGGCCCTTCCTCCCTACCAGCGAACGGTCACAGTTCGCCTGCCAGAGATTGAATTGACCGGGATACTGTTCATCGTCGCTATAGCTGATTCTCATTGCCGTTCTTCTATCTCGCCGTTGCAATCACGATCCAGTGATAGCGATCTAAGAATTCCCAAGCCGTCTTATTCCAACGGGCGTCCGCTAACGCGTGATGCTCCGTGTCGCTCTGCACAGGTAGTTTTGGGTTGCCGAGCATGTCGCACCATTGTTTAATGTCTCGACAGTACATTGGCCAGCCTTTGGGTAAGTCCATCATCGTGCCGAACAGCTGGCAAAGTACAACCCAATCGTAATCGGCATAATAGGCCCAGAATTCGGGTTTGTCGCCACTGATAAATTGCTGAATGGCTACGGCTAGCTCGCTCTTAGAATACCAAGGCGCAGCAAGTGTTGAAGGATTCGCAGGCTGGTAGCAGTTGAGGTCAAACTCTTGTAAGTGAACTAACACGTTATCTTCTACCCATCCACTTGCGTTTCCAAAGTCACAGATAGCGTTCTGTCCGTAGAACTCGCGCCCGTCTTCAGCGACGATCCCGATGCTAATCAGGTCAATCGTTCTACCGTCCTCGATGAATTCAGTGTCGAACCAGTAACGCATTTATTCTCTCCTGTCTCAACTGTCGCTATGCCGATCAGCAAGCCGAGGATGAAGTAGAGGAAGCGGATCATCAACGCCTGCGCTAAATACTAGGGATAAATATATTCTTTATTTCTGTCGCCATTCGGACGCCGCCGGCCAGATTGCGGATGTCGCATCCATCCTTCCGGTTCCTCATCTTCGTTTTGCTGAAATGCTTCGAGTGCCGCGACCGCAGCAATTGGACCGTCATATCACCAACCATCTGCTATGACAGTTCCGTCGGTATAGATGATCCGAGCGCGGCCAAAGGTTAACGGAATGATTTCATAATAAAACCGAGCATCTTGATCGTGCTTCATTTTTATCCCTTTGACTTTCTCGGGTCATGCCCATAACTTCGCTCATCCTGGTACTGTCCATTTCGCTTGTAGATTCGCAGGGAGAAGCACGCTGGCACTAAAGCAATGCGCTGTCGAAGTCGCTGAACGGTGTCCCTGATGAACGCGAGTTTAGGGAAGCCCTCATAGCTTGGCTCCCACACGCCGTCTATCTTCTCACGATAATACCACGCACCTTGCTTAGCGTTGTATCTGATTTCACAGCGAATAAGGCGTGGTCGCTTCGTGCTGCGTTTCGTCATCGGGCGCGCTCCTTTAATAACCGTCCTCTTTGTCTTCCCTGTCATCAATATGCCATGTGATAACTACCGGCAATCCTCCGCGTTGGAATCGCTCACAGTGCGGGGGTTCATGTTCAGGCGGTAGTTGACAATGTATCGTGCATTGATTATCCCCATAATCATCTCCAAGATGTAATTCCGCTAGACAGTCACTCATTGATGGACTTCCTGCTCACAAAACTCTGGATGCTGTTTTCTCAGGTGCTTGCCAAGGGCTGCGAAGTTTCGCCGACAGACTGGACAGACACCGTTCTTAATCCGGTTCTTTACCTTTGTCAGTTTGCCTTTCGTGGCTATCAATTCTCGTTTCTTGCTCTCGTTTTCGCGGCGGAGAAACTCAACGCGGTTCTTCTCGGCGTCAAGCTGTTTCTGCATTTCGCGGCGCACTTTATCAGCTTCGCTTTCGACATAGGATTGACCGTGACCGTTTGGACAGTAAAATTGAGCCTTATCTTTGATTCTATTATTCAGAAACTCTGAAGGGACGCCGAAACAAATGCCACACCTGCAGCAAACCTCGCTGATTAGGTGCGCTGTAAAGATCACGGTGTTTAATCTTGCACTCATTTCTTCCCCCGCTTAGCGTGCGCTGGACTGCGCTGCGCCGATTGTCCGTCATCAACGAGCAGCCACGCTATCAGTTTCGCGAATGTCGGCCCGTCTGATGCGTAGCCTTGTTCCAGACGCATCAGGGTTGCTGCTGGCAGGCCAATCTCGCTGCCAAGTTCACGCAAAGTGCGTTTACTGGCCCATCGATACTGTTTCATTACTGTGGCGAGGTTGAGCATGTTAACGCGCCTCCCGCTTCCACCAGTGTTCCACCATAGGCACAAGCCGCTTTTGATCTAGCCACCGTTGAGCAACTTTAGCGTGGGTGCCACAGACGCCATAGTCGCCAATCTTCTTAGTCGCCGGTCGCCGACAACGATGCTCATGTAAGTAGTACGGCGGTTCCGGGATTAATGCTATGCATCTCAGCGCGTCACCCCATTGTTTCACTTACTACTTATTGTACCACGAGCGCAATGGTGTGTCAAGCCCCCGTTGCAAATCGTCTTGCTCTTCCCGGCCAATCGTGCTAGAGTTGCAGCGAGATGGCAACTATCGACGTACCAGACGAACTAGCTAGCCGCATCATTTCTGCTATTGAGGAGTTTGACTCTATCGCCGGCCAGCTTCGTAGAATGAATCGCCGCCTTGATCGCATCGAAGGACGCGAGGAGCAAGAAGCACTCGACCTGTCATCTTTAATCGCAAAGGTCGAAGCCGAAACCGACATTGATAATTCCATCAAGACGCTGCTTCAAGGGCTGGTCGAGATTGACCCAGAACTCGCAGCGCTCACTGCCAAACTTACTCCTTCTACTGCGGCCTTAGCTGCGGCGGTGAAGGCAAACACGGGAACCCCTTAACCTTTAGGAGAACGAAATGCCAAATCCAGTTCTAGAAGACCTTCGCGCCCAAGTCGAAACAACTAACGGCGTCATCGCATCAGCGGTTGCCGTGCTGAATGGAATCGCGGCTCGTATTCAAGCTGCGGTTGATGCGGCGCTGGCGAACGGTGCGACCGCCGAGGAACTTGCTCCGGTGACTGCCGAAGTTGCTTCGTTGACAGCATCAACCCAAGGACTTGCAGACGCAGTTGCCGCCAATCCGTAGGCGAATCACAGCACCGATCAGCAGGGAGCCGGTCAAGGGGCTGGCTCCCGTTAGCTATTCTTTCTTCGGTAGCGGGTGCCGCCCCGCCTCAATGATTGGGATATTCGCCTCAGTTGGAATGTACATGATCTGCGTGATCTTGCCTTCCTTGAGCGCTTCAGCGAATGCGCCAATAAACTCCTGCTGTCTATATGCTGGAAAGTCAGTTGCGGCCTTACCAACAATTGCTATTGCATCAGCTCGCAACTGTGCCGCCTCCCGTTCTGCGCCCGCTTGGGTAATCTGGATTCGGCGAGCGCTCTCAGCGTGAGAAAGTTCTGCTTCACCTGCCAGTTTCGCTGTCCAGACATTGTATGGAGGGCAGCCGATGGTTAATACTGCTGCAATAAATATTGCGCCTCCAATCGTGCCGAGAATCCATCTTCGCATACGTCGATAATCGCTGTCATCGTTATCTCTCATCGTTAATCTCCTTTTGTACTTTGACGGCTTGATTGCAACTGCTTCTGACGTGGCTAAGAGGCTGGCTCCCGGTTTGGTGTCGCAGGTTTACGAACATAACGAAATACTCCACGAAGGTATTTGCGACAGCTCGTACAGGCGAGAATAGGTGATTGCCATACGCGCGGCGCTTCTCTAAGCTGCACGACGCGGCAATCGCTAGACGGACTCCAGCAATAGCCACAGCGCTGAACTGTGATACTTCCGTAACTCATCTCCCCATCTCCACCAGAAACGCAGCGGTCATCGCGACTTTCTCAGGTACTTCTTTTGTAGCCATTCAATTAGATCGCTGTACATATCTGCTGCGTATTCTCGCTGACAGCGGCTCCAGTATTCTGATTCACCGTCGTCACCATCAGGCTTAGCGCCAATTAATTCTAATATGTCGCCTTCAACATCCGAATTACCAAAGGGCCGCTTACAATCAACCCCAATGGCTCCATATTCACAATCGTCACGTTGAAGATTACGAAAGAATGCCTGCTCCAGCTTAAGCATGTCTGCGTCGGTCGGCCTTGTCATAATAGCCACCATAGAAAACTTACATCGTACCCAATCACAATCAGCAACCCGCCAAGCAGCAGCGCAAAGGTTACGGTTGTGCGGGAGGGTGGGTTCACCGCTTCTTTCCTTTACCTTGTTTCGGGCGCATAAGCGAGCCGCATTTCTTACATAGCCCTTTCCAGTTAGTTTCAGTAGAGCCACACGCGCATCGCGGTTTCTCACGTTGCCACCGGCCCTGAATTGCTCTATGTGCTCTTGCTTGCCGGTTCATTTGCTAGCCTCTTTCTGTCGTCGCTTACGTTCTTGCTCGTACTCACCGTCAAGATCGTCTGCCGCGCAAAACTGGCCCGCGATGTCTGCTGCGCCTTTAGGATAGATCGCCTGCCCGTTCTCGCAAATCGGCTGCATGTCGGCGCAGTGAAACCAAACACGATTTGTTCTTTGATGAACTTCGCGATTGCACATATTACATACGACTAGACCGTAACTCATTTGCTAACCTCCGCGCCCCCGTCTTCAAGCTGGCTGAGGGCGGCGCGGGCCTTAGTCGCAGCACAGCGATGCCCGTCAGTGACGCCCGTGTTGTACTGGGGGTCTGTCCCGTAGTAGTTAGTATAAACACAGTGAGGATCATTAGCGATTTGTCCTAACGCGTCCGTTGCCCGATGCAGCCGCAGCATCAGGCCCGCCACGTGGTTCTTGGCATCTACAAGTTGGCAAGTAGTACAAGCACCAACGGCCTGTAGATGACAGCGTAAACGGTCCTCAGGAGTTGTAGCCCCGCAATCGTGATGGCGTAGCCGCAGTATCAACTTCGCGCCAGCCTGCTCGTGGCGGGCGAGTTCAGCTTCGAGTTCTGCAATACGTTCAGCGCTCGGTTTATCAACTATGGTTGACGCTGAACTATGGACGTGCGGCCCCTGAATGAAACAGTCTGAGAATCCACAGTAGCTCATTTCACTTCCTCTTCATACATATCGCAGTTACAGTCTGTGCCCATACAAGGGTGTGTGCGCTTATGCTGCTCAAGTTCAGCGATGCGCTGCTCGTGGCGAGTGAGTTCGGCGAGGGCATCGTCTAAATAGACAACCTCTGGTTTAGGGAATATATCTATGACTCCAACGCTCCGTGGCCTGAAGGCTTTCGCCTGCAAATCTTGCTTGCTCATTTCACTTCCTCCGTCTCGCCTACAGCGGCAGCGAGTTTGTGCCAGTGCTTCTTTGCAACCATCGTATCGTCGCCCATCCTGTCAATCAGATGTACTACCTTGACAAATGGTGCACACGCTTCCCTGAGCACTGCAAGTTCGGCTTGTAGCTGCTCGACTGACGTTTCAAGTTCGTCTACCTGACGACAACGAATCTCACTGAGGTTATTAGCGTTATTAATAGTTTCCTCAAGTTGCTGCTCAAGCTCTGCAATCCGTTTCTCCCCTTCAAGCGAGCGGGCTATTGCAATGGCATCCTCGGTATCAAGCTTTCGTAGCTGCGCCTCATCTCTCCGCGCGTCAGGAGAAACAGGCAGGCCAGTAGGTTGCGAAGCAATGGTTTCCAATGCCTCTCGCAGTCGCGCTACTTGGTTTCGTGCTTTTATCATTTCTCCGCAATAGCCGCGAGATACACGGGTTTGTTCGATATTTAATTGTCGCAGTTCGGCATTCTCCCGCTCTAGCTTCGCGTTATCCGTCGTCAGCTTCTTGGCAATCCCGTGCAGTGTGTCAATCTGATTTCGATGTGACTGCTCTTGCGCCTTTGATGAGTGTGGCTTGCCTTGACATTCAGCATTCTCTTGCTCCAGCCGCTCGACTTGCTCAATCAGCCACGGCAGGTCGGTGATGAAAGTCTGAATCAACAACGCTTTCGTGTCGGTACTTGACTGTGCCGCTTTCTGTCGCTGCTTGATCGCGTCCAAAGCTGCCTCTAGCTCAGTCTTGACGCTCATCGCCGCACCTCCTGAACTGCATCGGTCGAAGTTTCGCCTATGTCCGTGCAAAGCTCTAAATCGTCATCGAACTCCTACTTGTGGACGTATTGCACGATGCCGATGACCAGCCTACCATCTTGGTAGAAACGGACCCAGTCGCCGACCTTGATCTTGTCGATCTTGTCACTCATCCGTCCTTACTCCTCTCCCGGCATAGCCGCTGTAAGATTCTCATAGCCCTATCCCAATTGCTTGCGTCCTTTTGAGGTGCACAGAGTAGTCGAATTGCCTCACGTAATTGTTTGCGCTCACGACTGGTCATCCTCCTCCCCGCCCTCTGCTTCGGGCTGGCTGATCCTGCGGGCGATTTCATCACAGGCGATCATATAGCCAGCACAGTATCGCCCGTCGAATAGCGGATCAAGCTGGTGCTCGATAGTAGCAACCGCCGCTAAGCATCGCGCCCGCTCTTGCTCAGTAGCCGCGTTCCACGCATCAGCAGCGCCGGGCTCGCACCCATGAGCGGCCCAAGTTGTTTCTTTGAACCACGTGTCAAAGGCGCTGCTGCTCCTGTCGCTGCTCATTGCAACCTCCGAAATACAAAGATAATACAAATCAACCCGCCGGTAATTAGCGCTACCCCGCCCCGAAGCAACAGAAACGTTACGAGAAATTGTAGACTTTTATCGCTGCTCATCGTGTGCCTCCTTGAGGGCGCGAATCTGTCGTTCAATCTCTACAGCAGTAGTAGCTTTATGTCCGTATCGCGGATCATCACTGCGAGGGTTATTCTCAGTTCTCTCAGCCGCCCACAGTGCAGCTTTGTGCGCTATCGAGGCTGCGTCCTCAATCGCCTTCTTGTAGCCGTGCTGCTCGGCTTCCTGCTTCTCATTTGCCATCTCGCCAATTCGCGTATTGAGAAATTCGCAGACTCGTTCTAGCCGCTCGATCTCCCGCTGTCCTTCGGCGCGGGCTTTGATTTGCCGTGCTGCTTCTTTAGCAAAGGCCCAGAGTGTATTGGGCATTCCTTCGGGAGCGTCTCCGTTTAGATCAGGGTACAAAGCTTTGCCGAACATTATCCGTGCTTCGGTCGGAGCGCTACCGTAAGCTAAGGTTGCTGCGGCTTCACGAAGAGCGGCGGCTACGGCAGGGCGAAAGACCGTCGGGCAATCAGTCTGATGAAAGCTACATCCTGTGCCGTTCCACAAAACGCACGGCAACTTCTCAGCTGCAATAACATCTGCCCAATCACCAGCGGCTTGTGCGGGGTTGGGTTGGTTGGTGTGGTCCTTACTCATATCGCTTATCTCGCGTCTTCGTGCGACATTCATAGCAGACCCAGAACCGATGATAGAGATGCCAAGTACGGCGTTTACACTTACGGCACCATCTTTCTTTATCCTGCGGCGTCATCAATCTATCCCATAAGCCTAGCGGCGGTCAGGCTGGTTGGTGGTGGTCATGATTGCCCCTAGTCGTTACTTAGAATATAGTCAATGGATGATTGGGGTAGATGCTCTCGATGCAGATGCCCTTCAACGGTAATTGCCTTAATCGCAAGTCCGAATAGCGCACCGAAGAAGAACGCCGCTACAAGCATCCACGCTGTTGCAGGGGCATGAATAGGGTTCCAGATGAGAACAGTTAGACAGATTGCCCCTACAACCGCGTTCAGCGCTTGTCGCTTCATATGCTTGGTCATGGTTGTTCCTTACGGTAAAGGTCGTCAAGAGCAACTCGTAAGTCAGTCAGCGCTGCTTCAAACGCTCTTGCATCAGGGCAACAGTCATCGTGGTGATGCCGGGCGATGATGACAATCTGCGCCTTTTCCAACACCGCAGAGAAAATGTTCCCGAGCTCGAGTGATTCGCTCCGCAATTTGCGCTAAGGCCTCGTTGATAGGGTTGGCAGTCATCATTTTTACTCACGGTAAAGTACAGCCAGTGCCCGCTCCAACTCCACGTCCTCATCGCATACGCCAGCCCAAGCGGGATTGGCTACTACGCGACGTGCGGCGTCCAGTACTGCTCCTATGCCTGCTAGTTCGGCGGCGACCTGATCTCTTACGGCACTTTCGCACCAACCTCCACCATCACGACCGTTATCCAGTTCAAGTACAAGCCGCTTAGCATGCTCGCCACAGCCGTTAACAAATAGCCTCTTGGCAATCCGCTCGGCAAGCTCATTCAGTAGTGTGTCAGTAGTCTTATCTGAATTGGATTTGTCCATTTGCCAGCCTCCGTACTCGAAACCACTCGTCACAATAACCACATTGCGTGGACGATTCGCTATCAGGTCCAATTCGTCCGGCAATAGCATAATCATCTGCCTCGCCTTCCAGTTCCTCGTCACAGTATGGGCAGATCAGCTTATCGGTAGGTTTCATCGTGCTTATTGCAACACATCCTCCAGCACAATCGCGTAGGCGAGCATGGCGGGTGGTGTCATTCCGGACTCCAGCACCAATCAGCCATGTTCTTACCATCGGTTCCGTCTTGCTTTAGTATTCTTCCTACTATTTGGACCTGGGGGCGGCCACTATAACTTAGCTTCCCTCCAATGAATGTCACCTTGCATTGTTTCCCTTGGAATGTGTAGCCACGAACGTCCGTGATATCTCCGATTTTCCACGGCGACACTTGAGCCGCCCATTGCTGAATTAACGTCTGACGTTGCTCGCTGAGTTGCCTTATCTGACTACTCAGCTCCGCGATTTGTTCTGTAAGTTCCATAGCATCATCCTTACTGCAATCAGCCAACCCCCTTACTTCCACCATCTCACTTTTGATTCTCGACAAGCTGATCCGTTAGCACTACCAAGAGGCTACAGAAACCTTGAGCAGCAAACCCCCAAGCGGCATGGCCAGTTGCGATAAACACACAGCAGCCAACTACGCCAGCGATCAAAAGCGCGAATAGTAACATTGCGACCTTCAAGGTTCATCCTCCATCTTACCAAGCAAGAGGGTTGGGCCGGGGTTGCTGGCGCGAGGCTGGATTTGGAACCAGCTTTGGCACTCTTGGTCGCGGATCTTTTACATCACGCTCTGTCCTCGTACCCTCGTTGATGTGCTACAGGTCTAGCTTTCGCTTCCCTGAGTGGCGCAGTGGCTCAGGTCGCTCAGTGTTCATGACCACAACCGTAACGGTCTGTAGTTGCTTCCTTCTGCCCTCAATGACCACTGCGCCAGACTCAAGGGGTCATTATTCGATCTCAAAGAACTGGAAGGGCGGCTAGGGTTGCATAGTATCACCACTGCGACCGACTGGCAGGTGCCGTTAGCCGGTCTTACCGCCCATAATTGTCAACGATTCGCAATGACAGCCGTGAAGAATCGAACTTCAACGGAGGATGACTCCGCACCCATTTGCGACTGTCGCGTCTACTGTGCTCAGTCCTCTCCCCCACTCCGCTATCTCACCTGCTACGGCGGCGCGGAGAGAGGCGCGGCGGGCGAGTTCAGCAGCCACTAAGGGCCGTAGTCGCTTGTAGCGCGAGGAGTCGTCATCGCCAAGATATAGATATGCTTTATTAAGTGCTCTGGTATCGACTGCGAGAGCACCGGCCATAATGACTCTGCCGGCAAGGCACTTTGCGCAATCTCTCCACGGAACATCTTCTGCTAACACATCGCGGTGCAAATCCGCGAGCATCTGATCGTCAAAACGATTCCGTAGATCTTCGGCTATCACCTTCTCGGAATTGCTCATGGTTGTGCTCCTTTCGCTCCTACCAACTCCGCGCACCCCTAGTTGCTATTAGCCGGTCGATTGCTTTGACGGCCCTTTTAGTCGTTGCTCTACGTCCTTGGAATAATTCACCCGCTTGATCTCTAGTCAGTCCCAATAGCTCACGCGCTTGCATGGGAACATCACTATACATATCAGCAGGTGGCATTCCCTCTAATGCGCAGGCCCACCCGGCAATACAACAGGCTGTTCCACAGGTTGGCTCTTTTTGCTTCTTAGCATTGAACGCGAACAAGGGGCCAAATGAGCTTTGATCATAACTCTTCGGCCACTTCAGAATCGCCCGCTGAATTCGCCGTAGTAAGCGAACATTGATGTTGAGCTTTGGATCTTCTGGATTTTTCATCGCTATCCTCCGTTGTTATCATTGCCACCCCTCTACCACGCCCCCAGTAGTCGCGCCAGTGACTAACGTTTACTGCTGTCATTAGCCGCACTCGCCGCCACCTGTTCCGCCTTAGCCACCAGCGCGCTACAAGTCGGGCATTGTGCGATCCAGTGCATACCGTTCACGTACCGATGTCCAGAGTGGTAGGTTTCAATGTTTGCCATTTACTATCTCCGTTAGCCTAATTGCCACACGCGGCCTATCTGCATCATGGCTAAACGTCACCACCAGCCGCGACAGCAGATAATCATCCCACTCTTGCTTCATGGTCACGGTGTCAATTGTCCAGTCGATAAAGTTGCTCACGTCAACCTTGCGCCAAGTGCAACCATCCTTCAGGTAGCGATTGAAGTAGTAGTGCAAGTCCCAAGCAACAGTGCTGGTGGCTGCTATCGCCAACGGTTTCACGTAGCGCTGCATACCAGACCTCCATCGCCGCGCTTCTAGCGTTGGCCCCCAGGTTACCCTATTACCATGAATAGTACGTGGCTCTGGTCCATACAACTTATTTTTGCTTATCGGCAAATCTGGAAGAATCATAGTCACCGAATTTATACCGTTGGACATAATAATTTCTCCGGTGGCCATCCTAACTCTAGTCGTCGATAAAGAGTCGCGTATTTAATACCTGTTTCATCTGACCATTGCGCGATAGTTTGAACCTTTTCCCCGATATTTATAAGTCGATTCGTTCGTCTATTCCGACACTGTTCTTTCTGTGTAGCCCATCGCACGTTACTTGGTTCGTAGTTGCCATTATTGTCAATTCGATCAAGGGTATGACGTGGCGACGGCTTTCGGCCAACGTCCTGAAGAAAGGCAGTGAAAGATAGCCTCCATTGCTCACACACAGATATACCCCTACCGCCGTAATGCTTATAGTTATCATGTGCTTCTCGATAACATCGTTCGTTCATACGAATCCAAGTGCGATGCTCAGGACTGCCAGTTTCACCGTGGGTTGTGCTTGTAATCCTTAAGGCGATACTAGCTGATTCTCTCTGAAAACATCCGCAGGAAACAGTACGACTTGAAGGCAATGCGTAATCGTAAGCGAGACACTCTTTACCGCAGGTACATTTACATCGCCATCGCTTAAGTGACTGACGTTTGGTCTGAAACGGTTCGCCTAAAGCTATAACTGTTAGCCTATTAAAAACATCTCCGACTTGAACTAGCGGATATTTTCTTTTTCCCATTTTTATGACCTGTCTGGCTTACTGAGGGGCAGGGAGGGCAAAGTGAACACGACCTGATTAACCCGCGCCGCCACTACCGGCCTCCCTGTCACATTAGTAAGTGCCACCATCGTTGCTAGCTCTCCCAGTCGGGCGTGTCAGCTGTCGCCGCTGCTGCTACCGGAGCCACCGCTGCCACCTTTGTCGCCTTCGCATGCCGTAGCGCGTTGACAAACTCGCCGGCCACCTTCTCTCGCTTCTCGGTTTGGCGGTTGTATTCTTCTTTCTTGTCCTTGTCGATATCGTAGATGATGCCACGACCGACAAGGCTGTCCCGGAAGCTCTTGTTGTTCCGCAGGGAACCGTCAGTCGGGAAACCAAGCGCGACCAAGAACTCGTTGTAATCCCCCCACGCCTGCCCCGCCTTGTCATCCCCTTTGCGCGGTACATCCCAGAACACAGTCGGCTTGCCTTGGGCATTTTTGCTGAAGTCGTAGACGCCTGCCTGCTCTGCTGCTCGGTTCACTGCCACGTAGAAGCGATGAAAGAACATCTTTCCCTTGTACATCGGCTTCTGCCCGGCCTTGTAGGTGATGCCATTCTTGACCTTGAGATGAACGTTCATCTGCTTGAACTTCCACTCACTCTCGTCACGCGGTACGTATGTTTCGACCACCGCCTTAACGATCTCCAGCTCCACGCCCTTTGCTGGCTCAACCCAGTCGCCAAACGGTTCCATCGGCTTTGCGCCGGCGACTGCTTGACTAGGGATGTCGTCCTCGTCTTCTGTGGTGCCTTCCTTGACCCAATCGGGCGTACCGTCGCCAGCGGGAGCGGCCGCTGCCCCGGCTACTTCTTCGTCGTTCGGGATGTCGTCCACTGTTGTCGCTGCTGCTACTTCTGTCTCTGCGCTACTCATGATTTTCTCTCCTTGTCATTGATTAGTGTTTGCCCACTTGGGGCGAGGCCACTGGTTACTGCTACTGGCTCTGGCGGTGGCCCATCGCCGGGGCTGGTAACCTTAGTCGCGCTTGCGGTCGCCTTTGCTGCTACCGCCTTCTGCGCCTCCATCGCCCGCTTGCTGGCCTGGACTAACGTGGCATAGAGACTTGCGCCGGTCAGCACTAGCGTTGGCGGTAGGCCGTAGCGGTTCTTCGCCTCGATCTCGGCATCCCAAGCGGCAACGTACTGCTTCTGACAATACGCTTCATACACCAGCTTGCCATCCTGCAAGTCGTTATTCAGCCAGAGCTGAGCACTGGGCATACCCGCTATCTTTTGCCGCAGTCCGCCTATGACCATTGGTGACAGGTCGCTCTTGAGATTCACGTGTCTCTTACTCCCGCCAACCTCTTCAAGCTTCCGCTTGCCGCTGTTAAAGTTCTCAATTCCCTCCACCGCTTCCTTACTTTCGCGCTGGATATGGATGCTGATGACTACGTTGATACCTTGGCGGTTGGCCAAGGGCAGTAATCGTGACAGTACAAGGTCACCAGCAAAGCCTGCGACTTGCCGGTACGCCTGTCTTGTATCCACCGCCTTATCACCGCCAATAAAGCGCCAATACATCGGCTCAAGTAGGTAGGTGAGATTGTCCAGAAAGATCGTCCTAATCTCGCCTCGTTCAGCCATGTCACAGGCGAGTGCGATGTTGCCGTAGATGCTGCTCTCGCTAGTTTCATCGTCAGCAAACACGTCCTCAGCAGGTAGCCCGTTGAGCACATTGCCTGCTACGACATTCGCCACTAGCTTTGCGTTCTCAGGGTTGCGCAAGACAGTATCAAGGCCAGTCGGGTCAGTGCCGATGTAGTAGACCTTTGGAAAGGTGCAACCCTGTTGAGTCTTGCCACTGCCAGCAGCGCCGATGAGGCAGACAGCGTAAGCGGGACGACGCGATTTGAGAGTAGCTACATCCATTGCTGTTAGTCCTTTGCTCTGATTGGTATTGGTATATGCGCGTCTGAAACTGCGCCAATCTTTGCTTCTATCCACATTGACAGCTTCGCTCCCGATAGACTGCCAGCAACGGTGCCAATGGTGTACGGGATAAACAATAACCAATTCATCTCACCCATAACCAGCTGTCGGAATGTCAGGAACCAGATGCCGTTGCTGAACACTGATGCCATCATATGGTAGCTGAAGCTACTGCGATTGCGACTACAACTGACAATGCTGAATGACACGTTCTGCGCGAAAGCCAAACAGAGAATAGTAATTAAAGGCATCATAGCTAGTCCTCGATACTGGCGAAATAGGGATCGTTCTCTGGCACAACAATGATCTGCGGCAGTGGCGATTCTTCTGGCGCATTGGGACTGCATTCGCCATCGTGCTCTCGGTTCAGCTCGCAATGACCAATTGTTGCACCTGTCGCGATGATCCTCTGTCCGCATCGCTGCCGGTAGTACTCCAGAATGCTCTCCCTGTCCTGCGGCCACGACCAGCCGGGTTGGCAGATGGTGACGAATGGGCAAGCGTAATCCTTACCAATGTGGCATCGAGCGGTATTGTAGCTCCACACGTCGCGCTGTATGCTGTCCCGCATTGCGTCGGTGGTAGCTTGCACATTTGCCTGTTCCAGCTTTAAGCATTCTTCATTAGGCCGGTATACCATCCGCCCGAATGCGAACCAATCTCCCGCTGGTAGCTGCTTCCCCTTGTCGGCTCCTGTTCGCGGTGTATATGCTTTACTGCGATGTCTCAAGCTGATAGCATTGATAATAAACCCGCCGCAATTCCCGTATCGCCGCTTGATGTCAGCGGTATACATTCGCACCTGCGACGATAGCTCGTAGCGTGGCCAGATGTCGCTAAGATAGCTGCCAGTAATTTTGTGATCTATACCCCAGACTAATCCGTCTTGCTTGTCGCGAACAACTAGGTCCAGCACCAGCAGGTGGTCATACTCGCCCAGGCCCTCGGTGCTCTCCGGCCTCTCTACGCTCAGCACCTCCCAGTTCTCGCAATCCACCCGCCAGATGTCATTGATGTATCGCCATAGGGCAGCAAGAAAGTTAGCCTGACTCTTGCCTTGACCGTATTTGGGCAGCGGGTCTGGATAGAGGCCAGCGGGATAAGCATTCATAAATGTCTCGCCTACCGCCCGTATTGGCTCATTGTTGTAAAGCGCCGCCAGTGCCGCGTGTCCCGCTGAGCCGTACAGCAGGTCGTGATTAGTCGCCGCCCCTCGTGGCACCAGCCCAAGGTGATTGCCGTATTTGTAGAGTAGCTGGCAGTTACGATACTGGCTCAAGGAACTGAAAGACGGGTTGCTAATCTTATTGTCCACTTCTCGCTATCTCCTCGCACTCGTTTTGCACGGCCTCTTCGCTTCTCTGGCTATCGAAAGCAATACGGTATCGAAGCTCACAAAGAACGTCTTGAATAGTAGCTCGAATAGTCGGGTCTAATCGTAAGAGTTTGACATAGAGTTGGTTGTTGTTCATTGCTGTCATTGTCCTAATCCTTCTTCAACTCCGCTTTACAGCAATTACCGTCTCGGCCTGTCGCTCTTGCCGCGTCTTGACCGCCCGCCCAATGGCCTTGATGCGATTCGCGATTGCATCGTCCTCCAGCTTGGCGATCTTGGCGCGGATTGCGGTCTGGGCGGCTGTTTCGGTTGGTTCATCTAACGCGATTGTGCTGGCGGTCATCGTTCGTACTCCTCGATTTTCTTCATCGCTATATTTAGCCCTTCGTTGATTCCTGCTGCGAAGGCGTTACGAAGTAGACTACGAACTAATTGTTCGGTCAGTACTTCCATTGGTATCTCCTGTGCCTTTGCGTACTCTTCAGGCGTCTTACTGTTAGCTCTCGTCGCTGTAATCGGTGAGGTCATTTGCTCTCCTCCGGTTTGTCATAGCTGAAATGCCAGTGAGCCGCGATAGGTGCGAGTTCTGATGCCTGTAACTCTATTTCAGGTCGCCACGGCCTCATATCTTCAGAAAGCCCATAAGCGCGAAATTGACCGCCAGCAACTCCCTTGCACGAGTAGCCGCTGAACGATGATGTATCCGCCAACCGGAGGCTCACTGCAAAGCTGCACGAGATCGCCAATCTTGAACTTGAAATCGTCAAACGGTGAGGTCATTGCTGTGCTCCTTTAATCGCTGTCGCCGGCATAAGTTTATCTCGTGCCGCTACGATGATATCCATTGCAACGGTGAAGAACTCAATAGCAAGTAGCTCATCCACCGGCCCGACAATCTCCAATTTTGCAGTGGTAGTATTTGATAAAGGAAGCTCCCATTTCGTAATCCTTTGGATGTCGAGCTTCTTTAGAGCAATTGCGTCTTTCAGCAGATCATAATCACCGTCATCAAGCGTCACTTTAATCATAGTTTCACCAACCGATCATTGATAACGCGAATTGCCAACCGTATTGCTTCTGTTGGCGTCACGTCCCACCGCCGAGCCAGCCGTGCTAACTCGTCGCGCTCATATTCATTCATCCTGACCAGTAGCGGTTTGGTTCGCGGCTCTCTCTTTCTAGATTTCATTGCGGATTGGAGTGTATATCTTTGCGTATATCTTGTCAAGAACTTTCTGCAACTATTTTTCCACCTGCGGATAAACGGGGTGGAGGGGCTACGGCGCGGCAGCTTCCATCAGCCCAAACAGCGATCCTGACATCGCCTCACGCTCGGCTTGCTGGAGGTTTTTGACGGCGACAGAGTAATACTGTGGCTTCAGTTCAATACCTAATCCGCGCCGGCCAAACTTGACCGCTTGATACGGCTCGCTGCCGATGCCTGCAAAGGGCGAGAACACTAGCTCGCCTGGATTACTCCACAACCTAACACATCGCTCTATCGTACCAAGCTGCAACGGACAAATATGCTTGCCGTCCTTCTCATCACGAGCCTCACGCATGCCTTGCAGCGTGTCACTCTCGCGAATGCCGTACCAGATTAGCGGAGTGCCCGGCGCAAGGTCGAACAGCTCGGAGCTATCGAATAGCGCTCGGTCCTCGTCAGTCGTTTCAATTTGCCAAAGCGGATGTGCCCACTTGATCCAGTCGTCGTTACTGATATTAGGATGGATCGCTACGGCGTTCTCTCCAGGCTTGCGAAACACTAGCACGTAGTCAGCGAACGCGGGTCGCAACCAGCTTGAGTCCTTCTTGAGCTGCACGAATAACAACCCCTTATTGTGCGTGCGAATTGCCTGGGCTTGCGGATCTTTGTCTATACAAACTTCGCCGTGAAAGATAAAATTCTGCGCGACAAAGTGCCGGATTACATCACCGCGAAAGTCCTTGATGCCGATGACGCCATCTGTCTGTTTAGTCAATGGCAACTGCGCGACGTGTACACAGACATTCCGTCCCGGTTTCATCACGCGATAAATTTCACTGGTAATGTAGGCGAAGTGGGTAAAGAACTCATCCGCGTTTTTGCTGTTACCTAGATCACGTTCGGTATTGGAATACACAAATAATGCGCCAAAAGGCGGAGAGAACAGGCTTAAGTCAACAGACTCGGAAGGAAGCCCTTTCATAATCTCGGCAGAATCCCCATTATATAAAGCCCAATTAGAGCCCTGTGCCTGCGCCATTACTTTCGCGGATGAACTCATGGTTCTTATTCCTTTTGCTATGTACCCATCGATGACAGGTATCACAGAGTAATGCGAGATTGCTTACTACCGCCCGCAGCTCGCGTATTTGAAAGCTAACGATATGATGAACATGAAACCGTTTCTTTGTTCGATCAATCGTCCGATGATCTAATCCGCATCGCTCGCATTTTGCATCCGCTCGATGCCAGACTGCCTTGATCGCTTTTGCCCATTCAGGCGATGAATAAAAAGCCTGTCGCTCTGGCGTAACACCGCCTTTCCAGTTTGGTGTTTCGGCTCCACGTTTTCCTTTGAACGGAGGTCCGACTTTTGGATCATAAGGAACGCGACCGTCAGCTAATGCGATAGCTCGTAGCTTTGCTTTCATTTCAGGTGAATGCTTCCGGCCAATGTTGCCACGTCCAAACGGCACGCCGCCTTTCAGATGAGTTGCGGTTCCACGTGGGCGAGTCGCAATTTTATAATCCCTGATCCATTCCCAAACGCGCTTAGGATCACGACCGATCTCAGTAGCAATATCATTAGCCGTCTTTTTAAGAACAATATACTGCTCTATCAGCCATTCTCGCGTAAATCCTAATGCCTCCCGCTGTTCTCTTTGCCATTGCCCCTTGCAGCTGTTGTTACAAAAGAAAAAGGCGATAGGCCGATTCTTTGGGTAGTTCCAAATAACCCGACTAAGAGTTCTGTCACAGATCGCACACTTGACTTTTTGACGTACCGGCAACGGAATCTTCACGCCACCATTATACACCACCATTAAGCCAAGATGGAAGCTTTATTTCCTGATCGTCCGCATAGTTAAAGCTGCCAAGATGCGAACTGATCTCGGTGCGTTCATATGCAGCGACATTCTGAATCAGGTTAGCTGACATCTCTGCTGCCTTCGCTTCTTTCCTCATCACGTTCTCGTAGATCGGATACTCGGCATCGCTCAGCACGATATGCGCGGTAACGGGATCAGGCTGGCCAAATCGCCAGACTCGCCGGGTGCCTTGATAGAACTTTTCCTCACTGTCGCTGAGGCCGCAGTAAAGGACGCGGGAGCAGACTTGGAGATTCAAACCAAAGCCCGCAATTGAGGTCTTGCTTACAAGTCGCGGAATGTCACCGTTGGCAAATCCAAGCAGTGACCGTTCTTTGTGATCTAGCGTATCGCTGCCCTTGACCTCGACTGCATCCAGTGCTTTTTTCAATGCCGTCGATTCATCGTTCGTGTCACAAAAGATCAGCCAACGTTGGTTCGGCTCCGCTTCAACAATCTCAACTGTTTTCGCAACACGTGGTAGCAGTGTCGCCTTCCGTGCTTGTGACCGTTCGCCGATGCCACGTAACTTGACGCTGAATAGCATCCCGTCCGGCTTCCAGTCGGTTTGAACAAAGTGCGGAGTGATGGTAAGCGGTGGCAAGATGAATGCACCGTCCTCGTAGCCCAGGTCGCTCGGCTTCTTCACTGACATCCCCCAGGACGCCAGCCAGCGATAGAACGGTTCGCTAGCGTGACCTTTCAGTCGCCAGCCGGTGTCACCGTGAACGAAGAAATGGGCGAGCATTTCAGTGCGGGACATCAATCCTAAGAACTCAGCATGGTTGGCAATCTCGCTAATGTCGTTTGGTGCAGGGGTGGCCGTGCAGCATAGGCGGAAAGGTATCTCGCGGCACATTTCAATCAACCGTGTACGTGTCTTACCGTCTTGCGACTTGAGGATGCTTGATTCGTCCAGTACCACGCCGCCAAACTGCCGCATATCGAACTTCTGCACGTGTTCATAGTTGGTGATGATCGTTTCAGTTGTGCCGCTGATTGCTGCCGGCTCTCGCACATACTCGATTGCCGTACCCCACTTCGCAGCCTCGCGCACAGTTTGTTTAGCGACAGCGAGAGGGGCTACTATCAACACGCAGTAACCCTGGTTATTGAGGATGCGCGCCCATTCAATTTGACAGAACGATTTGCCAAGACCTGTATTATGATGCCACATACCTTCTGCAAGGTAATTGTGATAGCCGGGTACGTACATATCATAATAGTCCGCCGCATCTACTTTCTCGACACTGACTATAGGATCATGGTATACTTCTAAGCATGAAAACTGGACGACCTCGCTTATATAATCTTCAACTTGATGAGATTGAGAAAATTCGGGAATTGACTGCTCAGGGCTATCGGATGAAGCAGGTCGGAATAGTTCTTGGCTATTCAAAGAATACCATTTGGCAAACGATGAAAAGGAACAATATCCCGCGTCACTCTCAGCATAGCTTGCCGGGGTCACATAATCCCGCATGGAAAGGCGGCCGATACTTAGACGCGGATGGGTACGTTTCAATTTATTGTCCCGAACATCCATTTGCCTCAAAAGCGGGGCGAGTTCTTGAACACCGACTTGTGATAGAAATGGTAATTGGGCGATACTTGCGCCCCGAAGAGGTGGTTCACCATAAGAACACTGCGAAGGGGAAACAGTGTAACGAGCCTGACAATCTTGAATTGTATCCGACCAATGGCGATCATCTTCGTGCTGAACTAACTGGCCGGATTCCAAAATGGACAGAAGACGGTCGGCGTCGGATACTGCAAGCGATACGCCGACCTCGATCTCGGAAGCCAAAAGCCAGCCGGAAGACGTTAAGAATAGATGCCGTGAAGCGATCTCAATAGTTCTGCCGCCTTGAGTGCGAATACGTAATAGGCCCGCATTGCCCTTCTTAAAGATAAAAGCAGGAGTAACAACCGGACCTGTTGGTGACAGCGAATAAATTTCTGTCCATTGCCGATTCCGCTCTTGAATAGGTTGGTAGCCTTGCGATGTCAGTATTCGCGATGATCCCGCGACGCAATCTAGAAACATTGCCGCACGGCCCTTACGTAGCGCCCAAGTTGTTACGTCCGCCTGAAAGGGAAACATGGCAGGGTGCAAATCGGCGCGGTCGATCTCAATGCCAGTAGCGGGCGCAACCAGTCGCTTGCTCGCTAGAAAATCAGTATAATCCCGCTCACCTAAAAGTTCCGTGCTTTCCATGCTCCATGCTCCTCTGCGGCTATGATTCTTCGTCCGATCCATTCTGCGATTTGGGGGACGATACTATTCCCAACCGTCATAGTTCTGTGTGCCCTATTGGGAATCCCATTAGCCACTCGACAAACTCTGGATGAGGGTAAAGCGTCCCAATGATTGGCTCCAAGCTGAATAGATAATAACGAAGCATCGAAAGTTCTTCGTTCTTGATCTTTCCACATCCCGAAGATGCGCCTTTGTGGTCGCTTTTCGTAGGGGTAGGATAATATCCAAAGTCTTTCACGGATATGTTTGGCACCAAAGGCACAAGCGGGTAACATGTCCCACTCTGCATCATACCCGCACGCGGCCAAGTCTCCGAGAACTCTGCCCATTCCCCGCCCAAGCAAAGCTGCGACGTTTTCCACGAGCACGTATTGGGGTCGTAACTCGCGAATGATTCTTGCGTACTCCGACCATAATCCGCTGCGCTCTCCGTCAATTCCCGCTCGTTTTCCTGCATTGCTGATGTCTTGACACGGAAACCCTCCGCAGATGAGATCAACGTTGGCAAGGTTATGCCTTCCACACTCCCGCACGTCTCGAAATCGGGTAACATTGGGCCAGTGTTTCGCGAGGACTTTCGATGCATAATCATCAATCTCAACTTGCCATTTGCATTTCATTCCAGCACGTTCAAGACCTAAATCAAAGCCGCCGATACCTGCGAACAATGAGCCAAAGGTTAAAAGTGTTCTTTCTTCCATTGTCCATGTGCCTCTGCTGCCTCCAACGCCCGCATCAGTTCATCAAACAGCGGACTTTCAGGGTGCGCCCATAACTCCATCGCCACCTCGCGCCGCCGCTCCTTGCCCTCGGCGTACTCGGTTAGCAATCGCGTCAGTGCGCCAGGATCGACAGTGACTATTGCGGGTGCTGTCATGGCTGCTGGTTCACCTAGATCGAATAGCGCTGGTGTTTGGTTCTGTGATTTTGCCACGTTCTACCTCTCTTGAATCTCATAACCACGATGACTCTCGCTGCTCATTGACAACGCCATTGGAATCAGCCAGCGAAGACTTGGTAAGCACTTGGCATTGCTGATAAAACTGACCGGCACTAACTCAACGTCCTCATCGGTCAACGATCGCGCATCGCCTATCTCACCGTGCCAAGCGTAGAAAAAATCAACCCACCAACCGCGACTATCGCGAATTGAGGCAAACAACTGCCACGCTTGGAGCGGTAAGACTATCCCGCATTCTTCAGCAAACTCGCGGACCATTGCGGCGGTTGGCGTCTCACCTGTCTCGATTGCACCGCCGATACCGTTTAGCTTTCCCTCTTGCCAAACTGGACGCTTTTTGCGGATCAGGAGAACATTATGGCGATCAAGAGAGAAGACGAAGCCGACAACATAGCGACGATTCGGATCAAGTATTTTGCTCATCGGTTTCTCCTATCGCTTTCATTGCTGCCAGCACTTCTATCCACCGCCAGTTATGCAGGTCGGATTGGTGACGGACGAGGGCGGCATACAGTGTCTCTAGCCGCTCTAGCCTAGTTGCTATCGTCATCTGGCTCCTCCGTTTCGTAATAGCAATGACAAGCAAGCATCGGCTGGCGCGATTCAATATCTGCCCGTGCTTCTTCGCGAGTATTGAACTCATAGGCACTGGCGTAATCACCGCAGACCCAAACGTGAACCTTGAACTTGTCGGTTACTACTGCTGTCGTCATCGCCGTCATTACTCCCACTCCATAAATCGCGATGTGAGCATCCCCTTGAATCCAATCGCGTAGGACTTTCGCCAGCCGCACCAATGACACCAGCTCTGATAGCTACCGTCCTCGAACGGCCCGTGATTCAGGTCAACGTGGATATGCAGGTTGTAACAAAGGAAACTCTTGATGCTTCGTGGTAGTTGTCTCATCGCCGTCATTCTCCAAGTGCTGGATGTAGCCGAAAGATGTAATGTCCGCCGGTCTGGTGCTGGTACCAATTGAGCGACCATAAGACAAAGTTCTGTTGCATCGCGAGGATAATGTCTTCGTTGCCAGACCAGCCGCCCGTTGAAACGTGAATCTCTTTAACCTGCTTACCGTCATCGTCCGCAGTCTCTTCGTGCCAGCCCCACGGAGGTTGATCGCTCCAGTAGTTTCCAACCGAGCGCACATATTTAAACCAGCCGGCAGGATCATCGTGTGGCCACTTGGTAATCCGCTCCAGTTCGTCATCGGTCGGATAATCGTCCATCACGCTGTCTCCCCTCTCGTTAGCCAATTCTCACCGCTACCGTCATCCAGTAGCTTAATCGCGCTCTCAGGATCGGTGCATATATTGTTACTTTGCCATTCTCGACCACGAACCCGGCCGTCAAATAGCGCGTTGTGACTTGATACAGGCCGTCGCGCATCACGTTGTCTCCTTCTTTGGCAGGGGGGATTATGATACGCATTACAAAAACCGTAGCACCTTTGGATCAGTTTTCACCCGCCGTCTTAACGTGTCCCTGTCGCCGACGATCCGCAGTCCGCTAACGGCTCGACAGCGTGAAAGTGCGACATATGCCATTGCCGGGCTTCCAAAAAACGCATTAGTCAAGTTGATCTGCACTGCGTCCAGTGACAGTCCTTGGCTCTTATGAACAGTGCTCGCATAGGCCAGTCGCAGCGGCACGTAGCTAATCTCGCCTACTATCCATCGCTTCTTTATTTCATCAAAATATGTCCGCTCGCTTTCGTCGGCAGGTCGCTCTTTTTGCTCATTGCGGCGGGTAATCGGCGTCACTCGCACTTCTCGCCCATCTCGCTTGAGCGCTACGGTGAAAACACCGCTTGTCTTATCGACGCTGACAATATCGCCGCAGTCCCCGTTGACATATTCGAATCCATCGCCGTCATCTGGATTCCATCGCTTATTCGCGAGAATCATTACATATGCGCCTTGTTTTAACTCCAACCGTTCAGGCACCAGTTTCCACTCACCTTTCTGTTTTCCCCAGCGGAACGATTTTACGGTCATTGCAGGAGTGGTCAGCTTGCTATGACAGACCCAGTTGAATCGCTCGACTTCATCGTTCTTGCTAACCAGTGTAGTGCCCGCGAAGTCGAGCGCATTGTTGCTGGCGTAGGTGATACTACATTGGTCAAGTAGTTCAACCCCTTGGTCGCCGTCGCCGCGCCGAATCGCCGCTAGTGCTGCTAGAAAGGTCACATCATCCTGTCGCCAACACTTGGTCAGCTTCGTTACGTGCTCGCCCTCGAACCGCTCTCGCCAACAGTCGGCCTCAAATGCCCAACGCGCCTTGATCGGTGGCAGCTGGCAAAAGTCGCCGGTCAGCACAAGCCCCATGCTTCCTACCTCATCCATCGCCTTGACAATACAGTCCAGTTGCTCAGCAGCCATCATCGACACTTCGTCAATCACCAGGTTCTCATAGCCCATCTTGGCAATCTTTCGCAGCCGCTTTGTCAACCAGCCTTGCACGTAGCTGTCGATCAGGCTTTCGGTGTCGAAGTAGCCAAGGGCGGCGTTGATCGTGGTCACACCTTCGCCAAGGTTGATAGCGGCAATGCCGGTTGTGGCGGCGATTAGTGCATAGCTCGGATTGACCTCGATGCGCCGGTTAACCTCGTAGCTCTTGCCCGTGCCGGCGCTTCCGGTCAGAAACTCTGTGGCAACTTGACCGCTCGGCTGCTCGTCAAACTCCACCGCTAGATCATCGTCGTCGTAGCTAACTATTGATTCCATTGAAAACCTCCGTTTACAGTTTACAGATGGAGCCTCAAATTCCAATCGACGGTGCGCGCGCATGCGCATGAGCGCGTTCTATGTAGTTTTGAAGTGTAAACTTTAATAGAAAATTGACTATAATTCATTGAGTCTGTGTCACTTCCTTGGTTTACACTTCAAAAATCCAAGTGTAAACGGAAAAAATCCATTTCTCTAATTCACTGAATCTACGTCACTTACTTGGTTTACAGATTGGTTTACAGATTGAATGTCTAGCCCGAGCCAGATACGAACAGTTGAGTGGCCTTCTTTCTTATGCCCGTCGCGAATGCCCATGCCGAGGATGCGCTGGCTAAATCCTTTTTTGCCAACTGGCCACTTTTCTCTGTTATCCGCACACCAATCAAGATAGTCGGCATAGAGATCAGCCTTAGGTACGCTCAATCCCTCTTGGCGCAAGCAACGATCCTCTAGATAATCGTCCAGTATGTTGGATTCTCGTTTGTATCGCTCGGTCTCGCGTAAAATCGAAGCAGTTGCTTCTAATCCCTGCTTCTGCCAGTCAAGGCACCCGCGCACGGCCCAAGTAAGAATGCCGGGCAACTCAGCGAGTAGCTGCTGTTCTAGTCCCTTAACTCGCCGTTCTTTATCAAATGTCTGATTGAAGCAAATCAGCCGAAGTCGCCGCCACAATCCATAGCTCTGATCGACGATACGTGGTTTATGATTGAATGCGAGCCAGAACTTGCCGACTGGTTGAAAAGTAAAATATTCTTGGCGCAGGAACCGAGCGGTGATAGTTGAATCACCGGTTAATGACTTGATGCGCCCTTCGTTCAGTCGGATATCCTCTTGTGTCTCGCTTGATAGTACAAACCGTTTTCCACGCAATGCTGCTACGTCATTTGAAATAGTCGAACGATTGTCAAACTCAACAGTTGAGAATGGCATTGTGTAAGCGTAGTCACCAAGTAGTTTTTGGATTACTCCGAGAAATGTACTCTTACCGTTCGCGCCTTCACCAAATAGACAAAAGAATACCTGCTCGCTAATTGAACCTGACATTGAATAGCCCACTGCCCGTTGCACGAATCCGACTATCTCGTCGTCATCGGGCCAGTAAGACTGTAGCGTCTTTTCCCACAATGGACACTTTGCGGCAGGATCAAACACTGTATTGGCCTGTTGTGTAATACGCATCTTAGATTGAGGCTTTATTAATCTGCCTGTGGCAAGATCGAGCACGCCATTCTGACAACCTAGTAACAACGGCTCTGCATCCCATTCAGCTCCAGTTGTAGACATTCCGTATTCTGATCGTGCCGACCGTAATAGCGATTCAATCTTTGGCACATTGAGTGATTGTTTTGCAAAGCCTAACATTGCTACTTTCATATCCCCATCGGGCATTTCACGAGCGGCTTGTGTTCGCTGCCGTGAAACTAACTTTGCCGCGCGCCACATACGCCAATTGGAATCAGTAACCCATCGTTGCTTATTCCAGTAATACCACTGACCCGTTGAAGTATCGAAAAGAACCTGACCGTGAAAGAGCTGCGTGAAAAGTTTGCCGTTACCGTCATCGGTAAGAGAGAAATAGCGTCCGTTCGGTTTTGTAGGCAAATGAAAAGCCCCTTAGTTCCAGAGCGCCCGGCGCTAGTAGACTCTCTCATTGGGCGTGAGAATGCCAGAAGCGCCCTAGAACTAAAGGGCCTGCCCAACAGTCTATTCGGCGGAGTCTACTCGCCCGTTCTTGTCTTGCCTATCCTATCACATCTTCAAAGAGCTGGCAAGCTAGGAAGTGCGCTGGTGATTTCTGAGCAGTAAGCCAATAGCGTTAAGCAGGACTGCGCCAATGCTGATTGCGACAACCGGCCACAGATTCTTTGTCGCACAGAGAGTAGCGACAACGGTGCAACTGATAATTACGATTAGGTTGACTATGTTCATTGTCATTGTTCTGCTTTCTGCTTTCGCCTATGCCGCAGCACTTCAAGGCAATCATTTGCTCGACCACTGCTGAACGCGCCGCGATAGTGCCAAGCCTGATGTCCATTACACCACTGGCGATTTGAATAGGTGTCGTGTGCGGCTTTATGGACATACTTCCGCATGGCTTTAGCGCTACTCGGCTTTGGTGGATTTTGTCTGTCGCTCATTTGCCTTTCTGCTTCCGTTGATACGCTCGTTCGCGAATAGAGGCAGCAAAACAGTACCGATGCCCGCTACCGACAATCCTGCTTTGAAACACATGAATCCAGTCGCCGGGTTCAGTGCGGTCGGATTTAGAAACGCGACAGTCGATACAGCAATCCGCGCACGCTTCCTCAATCTCGGCCTCCAGTGTGGCGATCCGCTCTCGTAATCGTGTCGTCGGCTTATGCACACGGCGGCTCTCAATGAAAGCATTAATCTCAACACGCTCCGGCTGGCCGCTAACGCCCCAGGCTTCATCCATTTGGTCAAGTAGATCAGTATAGTTCTCAGCGAGTACGGCTCTATAACGGCTGCTAAGTTCGTCGCAACGAGCAGCGAGAGCGGCGACTGGCTCCATGTAATTGCGCTGGATGATCTTAATCAGTAGATCGAAGTAATCCTGCTCGTTATTTTCGGCTTCGGTTATAAGCTGCAATGGTGTATCGACGCCGACTGCGGCAGCGATCCGTTGCAGACCGTTTTGATAAGCGTCGTGCTGAGTCTGCGCCTTATCATAGCAAGCCTGGAGCGTGTCGTATTCGTCGGCGGTAACGACTTCGCCGCTGAATCCTTCTGGCACGCCGCGCAAATTCTTAGCTATCGTGAATCTCATTTGTGATCCTATGCTAGCCGATACTCCAAACCCATTTCGTCTAAAAGCTCACTTAGGTCGTCAATCTCCGCATCCTCACACGTGACGTTGGTATACCTGGAATCCAGTTGCTCAATGTCGTATCCCAACCTGAGCATGGCTCGCTGTTTCTTTGTGCTGTTCTCTATTTCAAATGTCGTCATCGCCCTTCCGCCTCCCGCTTCCGTCTCTCGGCCATTGCCCGTTCCTACTCTAAATCGAACGACTCGCCGTGAATATCTTGATACGTTTCCAGCGCTTCTTCCCACGATTCAGTAAATTGGTGATAAGGGCGCTCGTCTGCGTCTAAAGCGGTAGTGATTTGTTCTGCCCGCTGTGTTAATCGTGCTCGCTCATCAGATAGCCACTCTTCGACAATCTCATCAGGCGTTGCGTCGATCATCGTGGAAGCGTCTACGGCCGTTGACCATACTGCAAATTTGCCGTCAGGTTGTTTAATAATTCGATTGCCCATTAGGTTCCTTTCAACAGACGATGTAAACGTGCATTCGTGCTGTCCCCTTGCCCGCGCTCGGCGTCCGTCATCAACGAATACCAATCCGTCGCATCAGTTCCGCCGTGGTCAGTCGCTTCGTATTCCAGTGCCAGATCACAAAGCCGAATATCTTGATCTCGCGCACCTGCCAGATCGTGCCGTCTACTTTACGTCTGTCCATACTTGTTTCCTCACTGTTGATTTTCCGCAGTGTTCGCAGTCGATTGCGTGTCCATATTCATACGCGGGTGCATCAACTCCCAATGTTTTCGTCTGCACTTTGGCAGATCGAAAACTTGATGCTTCGTAACTTTCTTGAACTTCTTCTTGCAGATTGGGCAGACGCCACTTTCCTTTTTCAATAAGCCTGTGTCTGACATACTCTCGTTTCTCCTCTAGCGATGCGAATAGTTTTGCACCAAGCAGGTTATTACATCGCCGACACGATGGATATAGATTAGACGCTTCATCGCTTCCACCACGCGAGACGGACCGGATGTGATCGTATCCAGATGCCCAATTCTCGAAACAGTAGCCACATGGGATGTACTGGCCCCGTAAGCTCGGCGTGTGCCCTTGATAAGCTTTGCCCTTGCGGTAATTGGCTCTTACCGTCGCCCACCCCGGCAACCGGCACTTGCTCATGCGTTGATTCTACCACGTCAGCAACGCATCCGTCAACGCGTTCGTGGACGCGAGGATTCCATCTCCCCCACCGTCCTCTCAGCACGACTATGCGGCGGGGTACACGTGAGTCGAATGGATATTGGCTAGTCTCGCCGTTATCGGGGTAGTCGGTGATTATGAGACTCATTGCTCAATTTCCTCCGCAGTCTCTTCCTCTTCTGGAAACTCGGCGTAATAATCGCTCTCCGCTTTCATTGCTATGGCTGTCCGGTCCCACCCGCGTAGCCGAAGAGCCAAGTATGCTAGCCGTTCTCGCCAATGCCAGTGAACTGATTCAACATCGTGTTTAAGTACCCACCATAGGTGCTTAGCAACAGCCCGATACGTGCCACCCGCTTCAGCCTCAAGAACCATATGACAATTCTGAACAACCAACGGATAGATGCGATGCTTGATGAAGGTCGGTAATCGGTCACAGCGATCTTGCAAACGCAGCTTGTAGATTTTCGGATCAAGACAGGGAAACGGCACTCGCCCTGTTGGAAAAATCCATCGGCCAATTCGTCGCCAAAGCGTCATAACTTTTCAATCTCCTCATAAATCTTACCTTGCTCCGTCTCATCCTGCGCGTACTCCGCCTTGAGCCGCAGGCGGGCGAGAGCGGTCATTTCCGCCAATTGAGCCGCGATCTCGGCTTGGTAAATCAAGCTGATCATCTGAGCTTTAGCCGTCAATTCGCTAGATGAATCTTTATCTAGTCGTTTATTGAACTGAGGTTCAAGCCTTGCGTGAAACTGTCGTATTTCATCTGCCGTCATCACCATCCTCCTCTGCGCTCGCCTGCTTCGGTATCAGGATTATCGCGCCCGTTTGTTCATTGTCCGTCCTCTCGCGTTTCCGCTGCCTCAAACAGCGCCGCCGCCCGCTCTTCCTCGCCGCGCGCACCGATGATATTAGCGACTACTTCGACACTGGCTCGGTACCCTAGTTGTTCAAGTGCATCCTCGAACGCCTGGGCAAGTGTGGCCTCTGCCCGGTTCCGCTCAGCTCGCCGCCATTCGTCTGTGCCGATAGCGGCAGGGGCGATGATTCGCTCCAGCCGTTGCAGCCCCTCTGCAAATTCCGCGTCGTTCATCTTGGCAATAGCGCGGGCGTCGTTATCGGTTGTGCTCATGGCTGCTCCTTTGCCAATTCCGCTCGCAGCATTTCATTCATTTGCTGTTGTACGTTAATACGTTCTCGCTGTAGTTTCTGAAACCGCTCTTGAGCCATACGCGAAGCCTGCGCAGCATGTGCGATCTTAGAATCCAATTCATCAAGCTGTCTCTGTAACTTCACTCGTGTTGTCGTCATCGTTGCTCCTCCCGCCGCTGAAGCTCTGCTGCAAAAGCGTGGCACTCACTCCAGAAATCGCAAAGCTGTAATGCGATCCTATCGTGATTGCGATACCTGTTGAGCATTTCAAGGTCTGCCCGCTCTGCCATCGCCAGTAAGTCGGTGGACATTCCGGGGCGGTCAATTGCTAATATCGCATCTAGGCGCACGCCTTCACCTTTGCACTTTGGACAAGTTGCTAATTGATTACGCCCGAAAGGATCAAACACTTCGCCAAGTCCATTACAATAATCACATGTATGACTTGCTGCCTCGATTGCAGGATAGCGCTCCGGACAAAGTTGCTGATAGCGTTCAGGCCAGCGTTCCTCATCCTCATCCGCCTTTTGCACCGCGGCAGCCTTGGCGATCTCGATCCCAGATGACTGAAGCCATTTATGAACCCGGTCCTCAGCCTCCTCAATTTCTCTGTTGAACTGGTTGCTCGGACCCAAAACAAGATCCTCAAAGAACTCATACAACTGATCGCGAAATTCAGGGTGCTTTTCGCTCAATTCGTAAACGAGCATGCGGTCGTGATGGTCAATCCAAGCTCGTTCAATTTGACCGAACAGCTCGGTTAATAAATCATCCGCCTCTTGCGCCTCGGCTGCCGTGCCGTCCGGGTCGTCATCTGGTATCGTGTCACTGCCCCACATGTCAATTGCGCTACTCATCGTTTTTGCCCTCCGTTGCTGCACCAAAACCATTGTTTATACAAGTCTTGCAGCAGCAACCTTCACTATAATCGCCAGTTTCTTCGCAGTTTGCATCATCGTCCATTTTACTTACCTCTCACGCTGATAAGCTGATCCAACTGTCGCTGTATGTCCGACTGATTATCATTTCGTCTCACTCTTTATCGCAATCAACCGCCAGCCACTTTTCTACTGCCACTCTTAGGCTTTCTCCACAATGCACCGCTGTATTGATATGCCGCTCCGTATCGCCGCCGATTTCCTTTCTCCACATTGCCTCAAGATTGCCTCAAGCGCATCGACGATTTGATGATCGTGCTCGTGACGAGTACAGCGACCATCGAGAGCTTGCTGAACTACAAGGAGATCGCCAAAGTTGCGCTCGTCATCATAGGGCAGAGTAGCGATCCATCGTAGTGTTTCTTGAGCGGCACAATCGCTCATTTCCTCACCTCGATAAGCTCGCTCAATTGCTGTTCCAATTCTCGTGCTGCCTTGATCATCGGTAGGATGTATAACGCCGTGACGGGCTCCGCAATAGTCGCCTCACGATGGGCGCGGTGCAAAGATGTTGCGAAGCTGGCAAGGTCCGTGCGTGCATTGACCAGCCACTCGCTTAGGTCTGCGTGCGCATCCTCGATCCGCTCTTGGTCAAGCTGGTCACTCAGTAGCGTGCTCATAATTGCTCCCTTTTATGCCAGTAACGCTTTGCACTGTCGGCGCGCTTTCGCTCTCGCTTCTCGGATAGATTTGCAATCTTTGACTAGCCGCTTTGCTTCACGCTCAATCTGTCGCTCGTGTGCGAGAACAGCAATCTCGTAGACTGATTCAGCATCGAGGCGGTATGTTTGCCGTGTTCCCATAAGCCTGACTCCGACCTTGGCCGGCGGCTCTAGTGACAAGATGATTGCACGAGTTTTGGACTTTTCGTGCCTATGCGCACTTGTGTTTCGCCGAATAACTTTATTTAGATTCGTCATCACTCTCCTTCACAAAACTCTGCAAACGTCGGCCCTTGCACGCACCTGCTCGCCAGTTCGGCTAGTTCAAGGTCGGTCAGGTGCTCATCAAGCGCCTTTCGCAGCGCGATGAATAACGCGACTTCGCGATTGTCAATGTGACCATCATCCATCCAGGTCAGCGCTACCGTCTCTGACATGCGCTCGCCGTGCAATTTGATGTACGCGGCCTGTAATGCTTCTTCGGTTGTGTCGGATGTGGTGTACATGACTACTCCTTTGCTTTCATCGCGTCATCGAGCGTCTTGTCAAATTCCATCTGTGCCGCTTGCCAGTTCTGACCCTTTTCAGCAGCCTTGTACCCAAGCTCAAATGCGAGCCAGAGGTTGGCGTGGATTTCTCGCTGTGCTTTCTCCATCAGCATTGTCGATTTGCCGGTTCGCACTACTTGCTTGCTCATCTCGTTACCTCCCTGTGCTATAATCACGGGTGGATGTTTTGACAACTAGACTCCTTTGCAAATTAGCCCCCAAATAAGTTGAGTAGCGTCTTTTCTAACCGCAAAAGGCCAATCGGATTGCCAGATATAATCATGGGCATGGATCAGAATTATAAAGGGCAGCTTCATCGTTTGTCGCTCTCCTTGCCGCTTATACTCTCTCAACGCGCCGCGCTTGCTCCGCAGCATAAGCCAGCGCTTCTTGCCGCTGCTCTTTGGTCGCATTATTCCAGTCGGTCATCGCTTGCCCAATGACTTGCGCGAATGTCGGCTCGTTCTGTGTTTTGCTGTTCATCTTGAATAGATATTACTCCTAGAATTACTATCTGTCAAGCAAATAATTCAATCTTGCTGGTCTTTTTTCGCGGGACCGGGTAAAGTCTTGCGTTGCTTAGCCTTATCGATAGATCGCTCCGAAATAAATAAGTCGCGGCCAATGAGCTTTGCAGATAAGATGCCAGCATAGAACAACTGGCGCACTCGACTAGCGGTCACGCCAAGCTCGGTAGCAGCATCCTTTGTGGCTATCGTGAAATCGTCTTTCATTGCGCTAATGATAACCGAAGAATTATTAACTTGTCAAGTAGTAATTCGATATGTGCAATTTTATCATTGACACGCCTCGCCTTTTGCGCTTAGACTTGCGCCCGAGAGGCCGCTCCTCCTTGCCGGTAATTTCTTTAGCGGTGGCTACTCTCGCTTGTGATGCGCTCAAATCCTTGGCGACCGGAGTTGAGCCAGGTCGTATCAGGGCGCAAGTTTAGCTACCGCTTTCTCAAATCGTGGCCCGAAACCTTTCCAAGAAAACTCGCCGTGAAATCAAATCACGCAAGATTGCTGCTGGTCTAATCACTGTTACCAGCAACGATTACCTGCGCTCAATCCTCGGCCTAATGCTTTGGCGCTGTTGGCTCTACTCAGGTAAAATGACCGCGACTGAGGCGAACTATCGCGGGCGTCAAACGGAAGAATCAAAAGCGGTTAAAGTTTCAACCGAACTGATTAATTACTACTAGCCGATTATGAGTGCAGACGTTCAATCTTCCGTCTCTGAAAAACAGAGATATATCCACCCTAATTCCCTAGCCAATCTCAATAAGTTTCAATCTGGTGAATCAGGTAATCCTGGCGGCGTCCGCAAGGGCCAAGTGTTTGTCAGTGAATGCTACAAACGGCTGATTCTGCTAGCTCCCGATGAGCTTGATGGGTACGAGCCAGTCAACGTTGCTGAAGAGATCGCGCTACGTCAAATTAAGGATGCTCGTGGCAGTTCTCCGCTGACTCCGTCTTTGCCCGCCGTCAAAGAAATCACCGACCGCACTGAGGGTAAAGCACCGCAACGTGTTGATATTACGAGCGATGTGAACGTGAACGTTGTCCAGGTGCGGGTTATCCTCGATGCAGCTACGAAACTCGCCCGCGATCACGGCGTCTCGCTGGACATAGCGCGTGAATGGATGCTGGCTGCGAGGCCGGAGTTGAGAGAGTTGGTAGACGTAAAGTAGGCCGTGGGAGCCGGTTTCAGGGCGTGTGATGACGGCAAAACAACGTGAGGATTTAGAGATCGCGAGGTCGCAGGGTAGTGTTGCTTTGCTCACATTTCTCCGTACTTATTCGTTTGGCCACTCACCTGAATTTTGGGAAAGGGCATATCGGCGACATATGAAGGGATGTGCTGGTTTGGATCTTATTGACTGCGTCTTCCCGCATGTCGAAAGGTAAATGTTATAATGATCACCGCGATAATCCGTAACCTCCGCCACCGTCGCTGGCTGCGATCTCTATCACCGTTCTGGCGGAAGTGGCTGCGAGGTGCGCAATGAAGCTCTGGCACTATCTCAAGTGGAGGCTATTTGGCATACCTCAACTTCTGCCTGTTCATCTTGACCGGTGTTTGCCGGAATTGAGTAAGGCCTATTTGGAATTAAAGCGGTACGACAAAACGATTCGGTAATGTCCACCTCCACCATCCCGCCTCCCACATCTGCGCAACTCGCCGCTGCCGCCCTGGCTGCTGATGTGGCCATTGCAACTCTTCGTGTGACTAATCCAGCGCCGTGGAACGTACCCGAGTGGCAAGATGATGAGGCGTTCTGTGCGAGCCTGACCGTACAGGATAAATCAGGTAAGCTGACTAGCGGCAAGTGGGGACATGGTCAGCGACGACTATTTGAGGCAATCCAGAAGCAACGTGCTGCTGGCAAGCCTGTGCGTGTGATCTACCTGAAGCCTCGCCAAGCGTGGATCTCAACGGGCGCAGCAATGAAGATATTCAAGGAGACGGCGTTTGTCAAAGGGCAGGCGGCGATGGTTGTTGCCCATGACAATGACAGCGCTAAGAAGATATTCGAGTACTACAAGCGATTTCAGAAGCACTACACGCCCTATCACGGCGTCAAGCTGCCTGCACTTATCACGCCCAAGAACCTCGACAATCCACAACAAGAATTGATGAAGTGGGCGAATGAAAGCTACGTCCAGGTCGAGACGGCGAATAATCTCGCAGGGGGCCGCTCGTTTACAGCCCGCCGCATTCACCTGTCCGAGTACGCGTTCTATCGCAACGCAGCAACTCTAATGACCGGACTGATGCAGTCGCTTCCTGATGATCCAGACACCATGCTTATCATCGAGAGCACGGCCAACGGCATGGGTGGCGCGTTTTACGATGCGTGGAACCGGGCAGTCGAGGGGAAGAATGATTTTGTCGCTGTATTCCTTGCCTGGTGGGAGCACGAAGAGTACACACGCGCGCTGGACGTTCCTGCTGAACAATTCCAGGCCTCAATGAGCACGGAAGAGCGGGAGTTGATGCGTGCGTTTAGCCTCTCGCTTGAGCGAATCAACTGGCGACGCTGGTGCATAGCGAACAAGTGCGAAGGGGACGAGGACCGGTTTCGGCAGGAGTATCCGAGCACGGCAGAGGAAGCGTTTATCAGCTCTGGTCGTCCGCGTTTTCGTCCTGCCTACATCAAGCGACACCTTGCCGTCGAGCCGTCCATTCGTGGTGAGTTGCGAGTTGAGCAGATTGGGCCACGTGCGGAGACGTTTCTTGAAGTCAGTGAGCGCGGCGCACTACACGTGTGGGAGCGACCGCAAAAGGGCCACGGCTATGTGATCGGGGCAGACACGAGCGAAGGTATCGACGTGAACGAGGGGACCGGCACGGCAGACCCCGACTACTCGGTTGGTGACGTGTTCGAGGCGGCGGTTGGTATCCAAGTCGCTCAATTGCGTGAACGGCTCACTCCAAGTGAGTTCGGGCGCTATCTGTTCGAGTTGGGCAAGTGGTATAACTGGGCATACATCGTGCCGGAGGTGAACGGTATCGGTCAGTCAACCGTAGACTCGCTCATCGCTCTGGGCTATCCCAGTGATCGGCTCTATCATCGCGTGATCTACGATGAGGCGGGTAGGCCGGCTACGAACAAGATCGGGTTTAAGACGACCAGCACAACTAGAGATCAATGGATTGCAGCTTATGAATCGGCGCTGGCAGGATTTGGCGATGGCGGATTAATACTTCGCTCAAAGGTTTCGATCAGAGAAGCGTACAGTTTCAAGATTAAGACAGGTGGTAGGGCTGAAGCCGAATCTGGCTGTCATGACGACACCTGCACATCGGGAGGGCTATCAGCAATCGGTCTGCCTTACGCTCGCGAGCTGTTTGCATCGACCGAACTGGCTAAGCAAGAGAAACAACACGGCAAGTTCGATCCAAGCTACGGGCAGACCGCCAGTGAACGCGCAGCAGGTGCGTTCTACGGACAGGTGACACAGCAGCGGGACTTGAACAGGTTTCGCTCTCGAATGTAATCTATGTATCCAATCACACAGCCGCCTAACGGTCAACCCGAGCAACTGCCACCCGACCCGTCCACCTACGCCGACTCTCCCGGCCTGCCCGATGAGCAGTCAGGCGAATCGCCACCGCTGTCCGCAACGTTCTTACAACTCAGCAACATCGAGCGCCGCCGCCTCGCTGACCAAATCGACAGCGATTTCACCTCCGCTATTGCCGACCATCGCGGGCGGATGAATCGCTTTGCTCATTTCTATAATCTCTGGCGCACGCCAGTTGGCGGGCCTGACGGCGCAATTGGCAAGCCCAACTTTAAGGTGCCACTGATTGAGTGGACGATACTGGCGAAGCTAGCTAATGTCGTGGACTCGCTGTTTGGCGACGACGCGGAGATTGTTGCTGATCCAGTCGGGCCGACCGACCAAGAAACCGCGCCCAAAGTCGGCCTGTACATGACCTGGCTGGTGATGAGCGCGATGAAGATCAAGTCGCCGCTGATTACGCTGCTATTCCGTTGTTTGCTGTTTGGGCGGGCGTTCGTCAAGATTCCCTACTGCCAGAAGACCTATGAAGATGCGAGCGGTAACGCACAAGTTGACTACGAGGGACCGGACTTCATCCCGCTCTATCCTGATGATCTAATCGTACCCGCCGAGGAGGTCACCAGCCTGCACGAGTTCAGCTTTGTCATTCATCGTTACCGAGCCACACCTGATGACCTGCTGCGCGATGAACTGGCTGGCAAGTATCGACCGGGCTCTATCAGCGATCCAATCAATTGGGCGCGAATCTACAAGGCTGCCAGCAGTCACGAAGGCCGGCACGGTTCACAAGATGCTCAGCCTGTACGAACAGCGAATGACGGTATCGAGGGCATCACCTACGGCGGGCAATCGGCGCGGAACACCGTTGAGGTACAGGAATGGTACGGCAACTGGCGGATGCTCAAGGCGGGTAACACGAACGCTGTTGCCGATGGCCAACAAGATGGCTATCTCTATAACGGCGAGGATGTGGGCCTTGAAGATTGGGATAAGCGTGAGATGAAAGAGACGCCGCTAGTCGTACGGCGCATTACCGAAACCGGCGAGACAATCAGCGAACAGCGATTAGCAGACCTGTATCCTGGCATGAAAGACCGACGACCACTTGATGAGATTGCTTACTCTGACACAGGCGAGTACTGGTGCAAGGGCTACCCGGAGATGCTGGTAGATACGGCGTATGAGTTGACCGTGAACAACAATCTTCGTACTGAAGGAGGCGAAGGTTCGGTCGGGCCGGTATTGGGAGTGAAGCGCGGCGAAGGCTATCAGTTCAAGCAGGCACGATGGACACCAAAGATGGTTATCGAACTAGATAATCCTGCAACCGATGCGCGTATGCTTGATTTCAGAACCGACCTTCAGTACACAACCGTTCAAGAGCAAGCGTTGATGAGTTATGCGGAACGTGTCACGGGCGTTAGCGACCAGACCCTTGGCCGTGCAATTGACCGGCCCAATGCACCGAGGACGGCGCGTGGACAGATTGCGCTAATGAGCAAGGGCGATGTACGCCTGAACTTGGATAACGTGACACTGAGAGAGCACCTGTCACGAATATTACAACGCATCTGGCTGATTGATTCCAGCTATGCGCCTGAGTCCGTGTTCTTTCGCGTGACCGAGGAGAAGGCGAATGGCTTGTTTGCGACCAGTAAGGGCTTCGGCGAGATGACTGCCGAGGAACGGGGTGGTCGCTACGACTTTCAGTTGAAATTTGCCACGTCGAGTATGAGTCGTGAGGCGGAGAAGGAGAAAGCGACAATACTTACACAAACCGCGCTAATGACCCCGCTTGTGCAGACCAATCCGCAGGCCCAGTGGCACGTGCTGAATGACTTTTACAAGGCAATGGGCCGCGACAACTTCAAGATGATCGTGCCCGAACCGCCGCCAATCGACATACCGATGAATCCCGATGAGGAGTGGACGCGGATTCTGCAAGGTGAGGAAGTGCACGTTCACGCCCTCGACCAGGACGACTTGCACATTGCCAAGCATCAGGTACAATTAGGCGAGGCGGTAGCTAGTCGCGAGCCTGATCCAAGCGCGAATAAAGCTCTCGGCCAGCACATCATCGAGCACATTCAGCAGAAGCAGAAGAAGATTGCAGCAGCGATGCAGGTGGCGATGCGGCAGGCGGCGATAGCAACCGTGGCTAATCATCTTGGCGTTGATCCGGCTGAGTTGACCGGACAAGCGAGTATGGCTCCGATGGGCGGGCAGAACGGTGGACAACCAGGAATGCCATCGCCTCCGCAACCGGGCCAGTTCAGCGGCGGACAGCCAAGTGGTGGTGATGTGACGCAAGGAATGCCAGGGATTTCATGAAGGCGAGAATTTATCCTGTCCTACGTTGCGAATGCGGACAGGCGCTATCCAGGATTCCTCCGACGCTCCGTTGTGATAATCCAGATTGTCAGTATTACGGACGGTTATTTGAAGAACCGGTGTTTGAACTTACAGAACATCCGTATTCGGTGAACTCGCAGGGAACTTCGGCCAGTGAATGAATAGCTCAAATTGAGGCGGTGGGTTACAAGCGCGAGCTTATTGAACAGTGGCGACACGAGAGCGGCTGGGTGTTTCTACGCGCCTTTGTTCGCGATGCGAGCGATGAGGATTTCATAAAAGCTATGGATCAGGCCAACGCCATTGCTCGACCTGAGGCACGGGAGGGGTTGTCATGAGCTTTCTACGGAAGTTATTTAGCAAACGTCCTAAGCCCGTGCATCCAAGCGTTGCAGCCTGCACTCCTTTCTTATATAAGCCTTATGACCTTAATGACGACTGAGTGTAAAGAAATATGGACCCGTGAGTCATCACCGGACTCTTGGGGCGCGTTCACGGTTCGCAACGGAAAGTTTGACTTCGTGAGTTATCATGCCAAATCCACTAGCCAGTCCTAAATCCAGCGACCGCGACGCCCTCCGTGACCTTGAGACGCATCCGGGGTGGGCGCTGATCATGGCCCGTGTGGCCCAAATGCTTGAGCAGGCGCATACTGCGTCGATCCGCGATATGGGTATACAAGAGGTTGGTCAGCGGCAGGGCAGCATTCGCACGTTGTACGAGATGCGTATTTTGCGCGAGCAGATGATTGAAGAATTAACCGGCGAACTCGCCAGCTTCGAGGATAAGGAAGATAGCGCACACGCTAAGGCGGATGCGGCATTTGGTTGGAAAGGAGCGGAGTGAACATTACTGACATTGCCAAGATCGCGTATGAGGCCAGCCGTGCCTACAACCAGCAAGTCTTCGGTGACTTCTCACAGCAGCCGTTTGATAAGCTGGCAGCGCCCGCGAAGGCTGAGATCGAAGCCCGCGTGCTGTTCTGCGTGGAGAATCGCGGCGCGCCTGCTTCGTCCGCACACGACCGCTGGATGGTGACGCTTCTGCATGACGGTTGGCGGCTGGCCGAGTTTACGGACGTGAAACAGAAGTGCCATCGTCGTCTCCTCCCGTGGTCGCTCTTACCTCGCGAGGAGCAGCAACGTGACGTACTTTTCACGCGCATCGTAGCGGCGCTGATGGAGAGTTTGTGATTGCACCGGCTGTCATCTTTGGCCTTCCTTGTCGGGTATGCGGCAAAGCAGTCACCCCTTCCGTTGACGATATTGTCGGCGGGGATGACCTGCGCGGCCACATTTGCGAGACGTGCTACGCGGATGAGCAGAAAGCCTATGCGACCTTGCTTGACCTACTTGCCGTACAACCGACGCAAATGGCCCGATGCGCTGAATGTCTCAAGACTGCTGATCAACTCGGCGGCAAGCTGTACATGCACGTCGCGGCAGGTGTGGCCGAACTACTGTGTCGCAGGCATTCAGATGCATTAACAGCGCGAATGAGCACGGCGACAGCGGCGGGTAGGTTTAAGCATCTCAGCAAGGAAGAGATGATGGCGAGGATGGTAAGGGAGCATTGGCGGCGATTACGGAAAGGGATGCATGCCTAAGCGCTATCGACAAGAATATGCCGAGGCGAACGGATGGAGCCGCTGGATTTCGCCGCTACACGGCCACGGTGATCGCAACTATCGGCTAGCTTGCTGTGACTGTGATCTAGTACATAAAATGCAGTTTCGCGCCAAGAAGGAATTAAGTGGGCGGATCAGCGTTGTATTTAGAGTGAAACGTAATAACCGAGCGACGGCAGCAAAGCGACGGAGAAAGAAATGAGCAGCGAGGAAATCAACGCTCTCTTTCATCGCCTTTGGACTAAAGCTGCGAGTCAGCCGAATTACGATAAGGATGAATGGCAGCATCTAGTCAAGCTGCTTGCTGAACGAGGAATCTATCTATGATCAGCATCGAAGAACGCGCACGGGTCATCTACGACGAACTAAACGCCAACCAGCGCGCCGATCCAGTCGCGTGGCTGGCAGAAGCGCTGAGGCAGTTTGAGCGGGAGATACGACAAGGCGCATCTACTGGTGGCCGCGCAATAGTGGCGGTCGCTGACCAGGAAGGTGAACAAGTATGAGCGACTTGTTGGACCTTGCTAAGACTATTGAGGATGCGCCACGTCTAGGTAGTGACATAGACAATCCTGAAGGTTCTCGGTACATCCAGATAAGTGATACTTTAGCTTGTCAATGGGTGAGCACGATACGTTGTGCGATAGACAGTCATGAGGAAGATTTGCGAGGCGAGGATAATTAACCATGAGTGCAAATGTGGACAATGCAGCGGTCGATCCTAACTATGTGATTGACCCAAATGCAACAGTGGACGAGACGGTAGATGACGCGCCTGATCCTGTCGTGTTACAGTCTCAGCTAGATGAACTAACTCGCAAGTTCGAGCATGAGACAAAGCTGCGCGAAGACGCGGAAAAGCAGTCGGTGTTCTGGTACGACAAAGCGATTGCCAAGGCTGAGGCGGCTGAACCGGTAAAGGCCGTTGAGCCGCCTGCTTTTGACATCAGCGACGATGAATGGGGCACTGCTCTGAATGATAAGCAGAAGTTTGCTGGCTTGGTTGATCGTATTGCGACTCAGCGGGCTCAGGCTATTGCTCAGTCCGTTACCGATGCTAAAGCCAATGCTATTACCGGCGAGCAACGACGACTTGAGAGTGCGTGGGTAACCGAGCAGCAGCGCCTTCCTGAACTTGCCGATAACAAGCATCCGCTTACTCAGCTTGTCGCTGGAAAGATTCGTGCAATGCAGCAGGATGAGAGCATGAAGAATCTAGACCCGCTGGTAGCAATGAAGCTAGCAATTAGTCAGGCCGAGGCTGATTATTTGCGTGCTGGCGGTGCGACAAAGGACGACGAAGAGGAAGTGGCAACCGCTGCTACTGTTCCTCGCCCCCTCAACGGCCAGCGCACTGCCGCAATTGCCGCCCAAGCTGGCAGCAAGGGCCGTAAAGCAGCTGCTCCTGACAAGTTCGCCAACATTCCCGCCGATCAAATGGAGCTGATTCAGAAGCATTCGCGCGGGCTTGGTATCCCGGTTGAAAAGATCATCGAGCAGATGCCGCGTGTAGTGAAGTGGAAATAGGAGAATCGCAATGGACATTATTCCAGTAGGTACAACAGTCAAGGTTCAGCTTGGGCCAAATATCGAAGAGGGCGTAATTGCAGATGGTCGCTTCGGCGATGTGCGGGTCAAGATGGCTGACGGTAACTCGGTTAAGGTGGACAGGTCAAAGCTGATCATGGAGGCCGTGCCTGAACCACCATCGCCACCTGACGTTACTGCTGCTTTCGCCGTTCCCGATCTTGCCCGCACTCTTACTGACGAAGAAGCAAGCGCCTACGTCATCACCGACGAATGGGACGGGCAGATTGAGCAAGGCGAGCCCTTCGAGGAAGCTGCCGCGCCCTACAAGCTTGCCAATCCTGACCGTCACTTCCGTTACATCGGCGATGTGATGACCAAACGCAGAGGCAAGCGCGGCTACGTGCCGGTAATTGACAAGGCAAGCGGTAAGCCTGTGGTGGTCAGCGGGATGACTCTCAGCTCCATCCCTATGCATATTCACGAGGAGCGAGTACGGCGAGTAGACGCTAAGACTGATGGTCAGGCGGCACAACGTCAGGAGCCGATACGCGAGCAGCTTGCCGATGCAGGTAAGGCAATGGGACTTGGCACGGCGGCGCTGGATGCGTTTGATACTGCTCGCACACTCGGCGGTGCTGGCGGTACCGGCACAAGCGGTAGCGATATTCGCAACTCGGATATGTACAAAGCGATACGTAATGCAAAATAGCACTTGCGCTCAAGGTTGTATCTGTGGTACCGTGCTCTCATCGTAGGACGCAACCCGTCCTCGATCCCATCAGGTTGTGACAGCGTAACCCGCTGCCAGCTTCAGTTACTAATCCCTAAAGTCGTGTCAGGAGAATAGCTATGGCAAATGTGGACAACGCACATGGCATGCGTATTATTGGCCACATGTTCGGGGTTGGGCCTGAAGTGGAGCAGATGGATAAGGATTCGGGCGGCGGCGTGTTATACGTCAATGATGTGATTGTGCAGGAAACAGACGGTAACATCGCCATCGGCGCGGCGGGCGCAGCGGTCAGCGGCGTCAACCTGAACTACGGCGCGACAGGAGTAGCGAGTACGCACCTTGTCGTGGTCGATCCGTTCATCATCGGCGAGATGCAGGATAACAATGATACGGATGGATTTGCAGCGGCCGATCGCGGCGGCAACGTGGACATTGAGTTCACCACTGCTGCTGTTGCCAGTGTCCCGACGAAGATTAGCCTCAACGAGATGGACGAGAGTACGTTCAGCACGACCAACACGCTGCAACTTCACCTTCGCCGCCTTTACAATTACGCAGATGCTTTCAACGGCGCGAACGCTTACGGGGCCTTCTCGCGCTGGGAAGTGTCCTTCAACAATCACCGCAGAGCGACTGGCGTAGTCGGCTTGGCATAAGGAGTAATCATGGCGATACCATCGAGTAGATTACAGTTCACCGATTACTACCTCTCGACTATGCTTCCGGCGCTTGAGGCGGTAATTGCAGATGAGCAGGCTTCACGGCCTGAACAGTATCCTCAGTTCTTCAACGTTGAAGACACGACCAACAGCATCGTGCAAAAGGGCGAGATTGCTACTCTCGGCCTGATGAATCAGACGGCAGAAGGTGAGAACGTTCGCTACGATGCGCCAATCCAGGCGTTCAACAAGACCTACACGCCAGTTGATTGGTCGCTTGGCACGCGTATTACTCACCGGATGGTGGCCGATGACAAGTACGGGATCATCAAGGCCGTCACAGCGTCTCTGCCTCAATCCTCGCAGGAAACCATCGAGGTTCAGTCTGCGAACGTCTACAACCGGGCGTTCAACTCGTCGTATCTCGGACCAGACGGCGTGATCCTATGCTCAACAGCACACCCGTTGGTAGGCGGGGGCACGCAGGCGAATAGGCCGACCGATGCGGACCTGGACATTCCGTCACTTGAATCCATGATCACACTCTTTCGCAAGTTCGTGAATCATCGCGGATTGAAGAAACGACTCTTGCCAAAGTTTCTGGTTGGCCCGCCTGAACTGGCCTTTGCGATGACTGAAATCCTGTCTTCGCAGATGCGCTCCGACACGGCGAACAACACGATCAATGCGTTCAAGGCTGGCGGTATCGAGCAAGGCACTATTACGCCTAAGGTATATGAGTACCTCACTGACACCGACGCGTGGTTTGTCATCGCCAACCCTTCCGACCTTCGCCTTCGTGTTATCCATCGAGAGCGATTCGCAACTATGCACGATGTTGACTTTGACTCCCGCTCCATCAAAACCGCCGGCTGGATGACGTTTGATGTCGGCTTTGACGGATGGGAAGGCATTGCCGGTACGCAAGGAGCTTAGCTGGCCCACACGACACCAGCTTAGAGCAAGATCGGGTCACTGAGCGCAAGCCTGTGGCCCGATCTTGAACCGATCACGATAGCAGCGATGAGGATCGGACGCTGGCTGGACCTCGGCCAGTAGGCAGGCTTCGGCTATTCGACTTATCGTCTAGGAGGTTATCATGGCTCACGACAGAGCATATTCCCGTTTCACTAAAGTAGAAGTAGGCACGCTGATAGTCAACGATGCTGTCACCTTTCCTGGCGGCGCAGGGTCTATTACCGGCGACCAAACTATCAGCGGTAACATCATCTTCACTGCTGCGTCGGCTAAGCTGATTCCCGGCGCTACCAGCTTCCTCATCCGCAATAACGCCGACTCCGCATCAAACCTGTCTATCACGAACGCCGGCGTTGTCTCGCTGCTTGGCACCGCTGCGACTGCTCAGCTGATCATCACGTCCACGAACGCTGCGGCGTTTGCAGTGGGACGGCTGGGTGCGACTACTCCCGCGCTGGTGGTCGATTCTAACACGGCAACCTCAATCACCGGCATTAAGATTAAGTCAGCGGCAACTGGCAATGGCGTTGCTGTCTCAGCTATCGGCGAGGCGTCCAACGGTAACCTGACTATCGACGCACAGGGCTCGGGCACGCTTTCACTCAACGTAACCGCCACTGGCAATATCGTCCTTGGCCGGGCGGCAACGGGCGTGTCGCTGTCGGTGACAGGTGCGGTGACGACGAACAACGCGACAGCTGTTGCGGCTCCGTCGGGCGCGGCAGCGGCGTTTCTTACCTCGACTACTGCGTTGTTAGGCATCTGGTTTGTCTCCGCGACTCCGAACGCGCAGCTGACCGCAGCGAAGGGTTCACTGGCACTTGCTACAAACGGTTCGTCGGCGTCTACGCGGGCATTTATTAACTCGGATGGTGCCAGTGCATGGGTTGCTGTAACTACTGCATCATAGGAGAGATATGAGCGCAGAACTAACCGAGCCATTCGAGGCGTCGTTTGTATCCGCTGAGCGAATGTACGCCGAGCGCCTGAGCACATCGGACTTGGCTTTTCTGCGGGCCGCGCAAAAGCAGCAGGAATCGGCCAAGACGGTGATGGACTTCACGCTTGGACAACTCGGCGCGCGATACGAACTACGGGAAGGCGACCAGATCACACCCGATGGTGAGATCGTTAGAAAGCAATGACGACAGACGGTAACATCATCGTTCATGTGACGCGCAATGAACTTGATAATCAGCTAGAGTCACGAACCTATTCCTGGGTAGGCGGACGTTTTGCTCATCTTTCTCATCGGTCTTTAGCTGACATCGGAATAAGGACCGCTGGGGCTGGCGGCATTCTTGTAATAGGCAATCTACGATTGCGTGTGGTTGATTACGAGTATGATTCACGAGCAATGACGGTATGTCTTGACGGATGGATAGCATGGTTGCTTGCTTTGCTCTGGCCGCTTACCCGTTGGGGTCAAATTCTTCGGACGCGGATGATCTTAACAGCAATAGTCTGGGGATTTGGAGCTATTCAGGGAGGCGATCTTATCACGATTGGCAATCTGCATATTGTGCGAACCGTCCGTGCTTGGCGGCATCGCTGGAACCAGCACGTTAAGAGGTTGTCAGAATGACGACACTGGGACAAGTACAAATCAGGCTTAGCAAGCTCCCGCAGAGCGCGGGTGTGGATAAGACCGTGTTGCTCGGCGTGGTCAACGATGTCTATCAGCGCTTTCTCGGCTCCTATCAGTGGTCACGGCTGGTCAAGTCGGGCGTGATTGAGACGACTGCCGTTTATCAAACTGGCTTCGTAGCGATTGCTGACAGCGAAGAAGGCCCGAGTACTGTACTTACGGGTGTAGATACCGTGTGGACGGCCGCGATGACCGGTCGGCGAATCCGCATAGCGGGACAGAATGAAACCTATGTGTTCACTTACGTTTCCCCTGAGAGCGCGACTATAGACAGAGCTTACGAAGGTAATACGCAAACAACTGGAACGTATGTTATTTTCCAGTCCATCTATGCTGTTCCCGTTGACGTTGACTTCATCGACTCAATCGAAGTACCGAGCACGAATCAGGACTTGGATCAGGTCACCGCTGAGTACCTTGATAAACTCGCTACTGACCGTTGGGCGCTTGGGCATCCATCGCTGTACGCACCTGCGCCAGATGTGACGGTCAGCAATATCGTCTATGCCGCTGTCGAGTTCTATCCAGTACCGTCCATTGCCGAAGGTCTGATCATCCACTATCACGAGACGGTGGACCCGATGACCTCTACGTCCAACACCTTCCTGCCGTGGGTGCCAATCGAGTGCATTGTCGCAGGGTGCGAGGCGGAATTGTACGCGATCAAGGGCGACCTAAACGGCTACCAGATGAAAGAGGCGAAGTTTCAAGTGTTGCTACGTGACGCCATGTCCAGCGATAGCGACCGGCAAGGCCCAACCGCGATGATTATGGACGAGCGATTCACGTGGCATCGAACAGCACGGGCGTTGAACCACGACACGTTCAACCGACACTGGATACAACTGAGAAACAGCAATTAGGAGACGATATGGATAGTAAGGGCGAAGCGATTTTTGAGGGTGGAGTGAATCTTATACTGAATCCGCCACCGGCAGCGAAGGTCGGTGTGGCTTACGGTGGCTGCTGGGTGCGAGTTGAGGCGGACGACGAGGGCGCGTTCACCGTTCGTCTATTCGGGACTGCGAGCTACGGTAATCGCTCTTTAACCGAACATGTTGATCTTGACGATCCCGGCCTCGCTCCTCTCAAGGCTGCGATAGGTCAAGTTATCAATGCCTACAGCGAGCAGATCAAGTTTCTTACGCTTCAGAGTGCCTATGCTGCCCGGCACTACGCAGTAACGCATGGCGAGATGAAGGAGGATGCATAATGGCTACAGCACCGCAGCAGGTTAAGTCAAATCTCACGCTCAACGTGCATGATGCGTGGCTGCCGCCCGCACTGGACACTTCTCTGCGAAAGCGGAAAGATCACATTGCACAGGCTATCCGTGATGTATTACGTTACCTGCCACGAAATATGCCTGGAGCGCGGGACGCGGCGATTGAGCTGATTGATCGGCTTTCTGCTGCCGTTGTTCTTGAAAGTAATCTTAATATCATCGTCTATCGTGGGCGCGAGTCGCTGTTGAATTTCAACGACCGCCGTGCTGTCGAGGATTACGGCTCAGTCGGCTGGAAAAAGGTAACGACCGCAGGTGTCAACTATCTTGTAGACGCATGGCAGAACTCGGTTGAAATGGAGAATATGAAGTATCACGGGCTTGGCACGGGTACGGGCGCGGAATCTAACGCTGATACCGCACTTGGCACTGAGCTGACCACTGAGTACAACCCTGACAGCACCCGCGCGACTGGTTCACTGACCGAGGGGGCCAGTTCAAATATCTTCCGCACGCTTGGTACCAACACCCTTGATGGCACGCCCGGAGCGGCACTCAGAGAGCATGGCATCCTAAGTGCAGCTTCAGGCGGTACATTGTGGGACCGAACCTTATACTCTGCAATTACTCTATTTAGTGGAGATAGCTTGGCTTCGACCTACGATCTCACTGCGAGCGCAGAAGCATAATGGCATCAGGCGATACGCTCCTAGTATTCACCCCACACATGAATCAGCCGCCGTCGAGCGCCTATGCAACGCTTGACACGCGGAATGGTCATCTCGTGCTTGACTTCGATGGTGCGACAGACGAGGAAGCGATCTTTCCCAGCGTCTTGCCACGCAACTATGCCAGCGGCGGACTCACGGTCAATTGCTATGTGGCCTTTACGTCAGCGACCTCGGGCTCAGTTCGCATCCAGGCTGCGTTTGAGCGAATGGATGCATCCTCGCTTGACATTGACGCGGACTCGTTTGCTTCATTTCAATCGGCAGGCGGTACCGCGCCCGGCACCTCGGGCCAACTTATCGTAGTCGCGGTTACGTTCACCAATGGAGCGCAGATGGATTCGGTAGCCGTAGGCGAAGCGTTCAGGTTGAAGATTCGCCGTGATGCGGATGGGACAAGCGGGACGGATGACATCACGACGGACTGTGAGCTACTTCGGTGTGAGCTGAAAGAGTCATAAATAATCCTTCATGGCGAGATTATTCGATGGCGTGAACGACAGCTTACAAGCTGCCTCGGTTGACCTATCCGGGGTCAATAAATTTACGCTCGCCTTTGAGCTCTACTGGGATTCCTTCGGCACAAACGATGACCTCGCGCTGGAGCACACGGCTAATGCGGACACTGGCACAACGGGCTGGGTAGTTGACCCTAATTCATCCAGTTCAAAAATCAGCATTGCGCATCTCGGTAATGTTGGTCAGGTTACAGGCCGGATAGATCGTCCAAGCGCCGCCGCGTGGCATCATTACGTCATCATCTTTGACAAATCCGCGAGCACGAATGAGATCGGTCCCGTTTATCTGGATGGTTCAAGCGTTACGGTCACGATGGTCGCGAACGCGAATAACACAAACAACTTTGCAAACAGTACGCTTAATTTCATGTCTCGCAATAATGCGAGTCTGTTTGGTGCTGGACGGCTTGCTAACGTTGCAATCTGGCCCGGCGTGTTGCTGGATGCTGCTGAAGCCGCCGCGCTTGCTAAGGGCGTTTCGCCGATTCTTATTCGTCCAACTTCCAAGCCTTATTACTGGCCCCTAATCGGTCGAGCCAGTCCTGAAGTCGAGTTATTCTACGGCAATACAGCAACGGTTAATGGTGCTGTTGCTACTCCCGGTCCTGCGCTAATTGAACCGGGTGCTCAAGCCGCTGTCTCGATACACTCGACAACGCAGTTTGCAAGTTTTAGCGGCACATTAGCCACCGCAGGCACCGTACAGATGAGCGTCACCCGGAGCATGGCGGGCAGCTTGTCCATGTCCGGCGCTCCAACTAAAGCAGTCACGCGAGGGACACCCTTTGCGGGTACACTGGCAAGTACTGGAGCCTTAGCTAATCTTAAAGTCACGATACTCAATACCGGTGGAACCCTAGCAACAAGTGGCGCGCTCAGAACGGTAATTACAAAAGCCGCATCGGGCCAGCTCAGCTTATCCGGCGACCTGACCACGGATCACAATATGGGACTGTCCCTTGCTGGAGTCTTAAACCTAGCAGGAGCAGTCAAGAAAGCGGTAAGTAGTCATTTTGCGGGGACGTTGGTAGAAACGGGAACGCTGACAAACGCTCGGGCAATTTCACCGGCTGGAACGCTGGTAACATCGGGAATACTTACAAAGCGTGCCGGTATTGCCCGAGGTGGAACGTTAAACACTTCTGGAGGATTGACCAAACGGATAACGCAGGCGCTTTCTGGCGTGCTCAGCTTCTTCGGTATTCTTCGCCGGGCAAAGAGCACGGGTGATGCTGGAACATGCGAACTGGACGTTGCGGATTTAGTTGCTCGTATCTATGAACGGCTTGACGACAACGGCACGTATTACACAGAACCGGAGGTGCTACACGCTCTCGACATTATTCAACGACTGTTCGCGTGGCTGACCATGTGCGTCGAGCATCGTGCTAGCTTCAGTCTCATCGGAGGTCAAACGTTCTACTCTATTCGCTCTGAGCTATCTGACTTCTGGGCACCGCTGCGGGTCAGCTTACAATCAAACGGCGCGCGGCTCCTACCGATGACGCTGGACGATCTTGATAAGCTGGACGAGGGCTGGCAGTCAACACCTGGCACGGCGCGTTACTACTGCACGATGGGCGTCGATTTTATGGCAATCTATCCGCAGCCGGCAATAGGTACGTCGCTGCATTTTACCTACGCTGCAGAACCGTTGTCGATTACAAGTTTGCAAAGTGCTTTTGATGTGCCGAGTGATCAGTTACCGCTGTTAGTAGATGGAGCGATCTGGTGGTTGCGACTGAAGGAAGGTGGCGCTGAAAGTCAGGCAACACTTGAAGGGTTTGGTAGATTCGTGCAAGGCGCTAAGAAGTATCGCGAGTACGTGCAGGCGCGGAGTCAGGCTCAGCTTTATGATAGTGCGCCAGTCGAACTAACGCACTTCGACCTATCCCGCTTTATGTTCAGACCGCAGAAAAAGGAGAAAGCAGCATGAGTAATAATTACGCCGATGAGAAAACGGGGCTCAGCATTCAGATTGCCAGCGATGGTTCATTTGACATCACTGCCCCACCAGCACAGCCAACAATGCGCCCTACGATAGTGTTCACGGGTGGGCCTACGGAGAAAGCAACGACAGAGGAACAGATTGAGGCGTTTCTGGCAAAGTATGCGGAAGATGAGGCGGCTAAGATACCAGCAGAGGAGACTGCCGTTGAGAAATCGCCTACCGAGAAATCCGAGGTCGAAGAATCCACTGAGGACACTGCCGGGGAAGCCACCGAAGACGAAGCGACCAATCAAGTAAAGCGGGGTAGTTTGCCTGACGACTTCCCTTATCTGAGCTTTCTCACGGCAGGCGGCGTGAACACCTATGCTAGGCTCCGCAAACGTATCGAGGCAGGAACGCTAACCGAGATTGACGGCATTGGGGATGTGCGAGCGGCTGAGATTGAGGAAGCGTATAACGCATGAGCGATTCGGTCGTAACGAGAATCACCGCGCTTCTGCCTATGCTCCACAGTGACACGCGAGCAAATTTAGTGGCATGGGACGATTCCTTCCTTACCCGCGAGTTCAACGACGGTCTACGTGAAGCGACCCGTACTAGCGGTCTATTTGTTGCACACAACGACTCGTTTATCAATCTGATTCAAGGTGTCATTTACTACATGCTGCCATCTGACCTGCTTGATGTGATCCGTGTAGCGCTGGATGGAGTGGCGCTGATTCCGTCCAGTACCAGTGAACTGGAGATGCTATCAGAATCGTTTCAATACGATCAGGGCACTCCACAATATTGGTATCTCGATCACGGTGAATATCATCAGTTAGGCGTATATCCTGTGCCAAACGCTCTAGCCGCTGGCTCACAACTCGACCTGATCTACCACAAGTCACCCTGCGCGTTCGATGAAGCGCATACTAGCACAACGCTCGATGCGCCGCTGATTCTCGGCGATATGCTTGAATTGCGTACGCTGACTGAAGCATATAAATGCGAATCAGATATGCAGCTTCCTGAAGTGGCACAGATGACCACTCAGGCAATCGAACAACTCTACAAACCCAACTTCCTTGAGCTATACGGGAGAGATCAGTAGTGCCGTTTCAAAAGTCCGTGCAACGCGTCCTCGGCGGCTCTCTCAACTTGCGTGCTCGCGGTACCGAGATAGCCGATCACGAGCACCAGAAGAGCATCAATGTCGCCTACGATCAGAACAATGGTATTCGTTCGCGTAAGGGACACGAGTCCATCTGTTCGGCCTCCGATGTCAAGCAGATGATGCGGGCAATGGGCTCTCGTTGGCAGGCGACAGGCAGCGCATACATTGCTGGATTTAAGAAGTACATATGGAAAATGGGCGGGGGTGCGGCTAACAAAGACTGCGGGGCAATCATCAGTCAGGGTGGTCCGCGTAAGAGCGACGGCACAAGTGACTGGCGCTGGATTGCCGAGGCTCCAACGGACAAGGCGACGATTAAGACCGCTGAGGAGGTGATAACCGTTGTCGATGATTTCAGCGGTGGGTGGGAAGTTGACCCCGATGACACGGAGTTTGAATTTGGCGCACACGGAATCGATGGCCTGTTCATTCAGGGGAGCGACGATACGGTAATCAGCGCCACTAAGGAAGTCGGCCTCAATCTCTACGACGGGCAGGATATTGACGACGTGTTCAAGATCAAGGTTGCCGCAAAGAAGTGGAGTAATGTTGCAGGCGTAACCTTCGAGGTAGACGTAGGCGACGGCTCTTTCACCAACGACTACTATCGCGTGCGGATGCCGTTGAACATGATCAAAGCGGCGCGTAAGGAAATCATTACCTTCTATCTACGAAAGCGAATTAAGGAAGTAGACGTTGCCGCCGATGACAAGTTCAGATACGGCGCGTTCGAGCGGGTTGGTTCGGCTACTGACAAAGATTGGCGCTCGGTTGTTAAACTGAGGGTGAAGGTGGAATTCACGCTAGCAACCCGCTTCTGGTTTGTCGCTTGGGATATGATTGGCGACGAGGACAACACCCTTGAGGGCGATGATTATAAGGTCTATTACACCTATACGACTGAGGACGGTCACGAATCGAACCCCTCACCGCCAAGCGATGCCATAGTTGTCAATCACGCTTCGATTGAAGTCAGCGAGATGAAGGAGTCGGCCGATCCCCAGGTAACGGGCAAGAACGTCTATCTGACAGGCGGCACGCTTGGTGCAGTGTACCGGGTGAATGGCGCAAAGGAAGCTGCGGATGGTGAGGATGATCCTGGTCCCGTAATGGGCGCGACCTATACGATTATTGCCAGCGCGGATGATCTTACCAACTTTGACGTGGTGTTGGAAGATGACCACGACGACCCGCCCGACGCAGATGGCGATGCTGGTCCTTACTACGGGCGCATTCTCGCTTGGAAAGGCAGCCGTTTCTATTGGTCACATTTAGACAAGCCTTATGCGTTTGCTAACCCCGATGGACCCGATGGCGACTGGGCCGACGTAGACGAGAATGCCGGTGACATTAAATGGATCAGTATTCGTCCACACGAGGCGTGGCTGTATGGTGAAAATGAGATATTCATCCTTGTTGGCGATCCGGCAGACGCGGCAGGTGAAGTACACCCCTCTGGTATCGCGATGGGTACGCCGTCCAGGACTGGGGTGGCAAAGGCAGGTGGTGTTGACGTGGCCTATCTTGGACAAGGCATCTATCTTGTTGACGGTTCCAGCATTCGCAAAATCAGCCAGCAGATTGACCCGATATTCAAGGGGCGAGCGGTAACGTTGTGGGACGGTACATCGGTTCAGCCCGTAGGTAATCCATCAAGTGTAGCTGTGGGTTACGACGACGGGATTGTCTGGGTGAGCTACGATGCAGGCACGGTCAGATGTGAACTGGCTACTCAGCGCTGGTTTCAGGACAACCGGTCATTCACCTGCTTTCAGGGCGAGAGCGAGGCGGGGATCCTGGGCGCGTTGAACGGTGGTGGAGTCGTCAAGTTGGAATCGGGTACCAGCGATGGTGGCGCGGCAATATCGCTGGACTTTCTCAGCAAAGCATACGACTGCGGAATAAACGATAACGAAAAGCGGTTCGAGGATGTGACGGTTCGCGCCAACACTGGCGGGCAGGCACTCACCCTGACAGTCTACTACGCGGAAGGGATAGGCGTCTCCACTACCCTTGGCAACGGTCGTACGGTGTTCCAGCTCAACAGCGGTGATGGTATACGCGCACGAAACTTAGCAATCAGAATTCACGGCGATGTAACAGATGAAGTGTTCATTGACTCTATTGACATCAACTACTATCCAGAAGCGCGTGAGGCGAAGTCGTTTGACACGCAGGTGAGTGACGCGGGCACACCAAAGGTGAAACTGATCCGCGAACTGCACGCCGATCTTGAGAATGCAACGGACGTGACACTCAAACTTGAAACCGACGTGCCGAGTTTTGCACTGACCTCGCGTGAAGTACATACCATCGGCACTAATCTGTTTCGCCGTACCGAGCCAGTGGTGATGAATGCCGAGCGGTACGGTCACGATTTCCGCGTGGTTGCCAGCGGCACAGGCTACTTTCATATGTTTGGGGTGAGAGCGCTGGTGCAAGAGATTGGTCTATGGCTGCATGGGCAAAAATCCGAATACTATCTAAGTGATCCGCTCGATTTCTCCAGTGAGCGAATTAAACTGATTAAAGAGATAGAAATTGTGTATTCGACGGCGGGAACGGTTGCACTGACTCTATCAACAGACTTGCCGGGTAACAAGATTAGTAGCCGATTTACCTCTGCGCTTCTAGCCACTGTTGGCGAGCAGAGCGTGAAGATTCCAACAGGTGGGTTGATTAAAGGAAGGCTTTATCAGCTTCGTTTAGAGCCGACTGTTGATTGTAGAATTGAGGCTATTCGGTTTTGGATGAAGCTTGTCGGAGCGCCAAGTGCTACGTCTTGGGCGTGGGTTGATTTGCCGCAACAGAAGACCCAAGATGCGATTTGGACAAGTTTAAGCTTTGGAGCAGATGCAGTAGGATGAAGGAAGCAACACTACGCAAAGCCGCCGAGTTCTTCGAGCACAAGGCCGCTACCGCGAAGTGTGCGGGGTGCCGGGCGAGGGCAAGGCGGCTAGCGGAGAAATGTAAGCGAGCATTAGATGGCAAAAAGACAACCAGCGAATCTCCGGCGCGGGATCGGACAGGTCAGTAGCGCTATTGCGGAAGAGTTGAATGCTGCTGGCAAGGATATCGGCATGCCTGACATCGGGACTCGGTTAGTTAGCGAGATTAACCGGCATCTGGCAGCGCTCAATAGTCGTGTTGAAGCACGGGCGGGACATCACGGCACGGTGACGATTGCTACGCAAAAGAAGACGGTTGGTCCAGCGCTCGATTTACAGGGCGGCAGTGCCGTAGGATTTAGTAGTCAACCGCGTGACGGTAGCGAACCTATCACCCTTGAGTATTGGCGTAAACACGAAAAAGACTGCCAATGGTTTGAGCGTATGTTTGACGAGTGTATAGAGCTGAATGGCTAGAAAGAAGACCGCAAATACCCGGCGAGGTATAGGGCGCATTGGCGGAGCGATAGTTGACGATCTTAACACGCTTGGTGAGAGTGCGGGCAATCCGGGGCTCGGTACGCGGCTGGTGCGAGAGATTAATCAACATTTGGCCGTGCTCAATACTCGCATTGAGGCGCAAGCCGGACATCATGGTACGGTCACTATCGCCAAGCAGCCAAAGGCTTCAAGTTCGCATTCAGCTGGCCCGGCCCTCGATCTGCAAGGCGGGCGCGGCATTGGATTCAGCAGCCAGCCTACACAGGACAGCGAGCCTATTACTCTTGAATACTGGCGTAAGCACGAGAAGGACTGCTTCTGGTTTGAGAAGATGTTTGATGAGTGTTTAGACGTGATGCTAGATCGCCGTCCTTGTCAGCCTTGTGTTCCAGTGGATTGTCCCAGTATCATTGAGATGGTTGGTAATGATAGCGGTGCCGCCGGCGGAAGCGACGAAGAACGTTTTACTTATACGACCCGCAATTCCGTGCCTCCTCCACCTAATACTTTGATGGTAGCTTTTTGTATTACGCGACTAGATGGATTTGGCTCGCCAGCAGTTAGCTCACCAGGATGGACGTTTCAGGGAAAGCTAAGTGATTTTACTTGGTTGACAAAAGTTGCAGATGGTACAGAGACAAACTGGACGTTTACTATACCCTTTGTTCCTCTTGGGGATAGAGATAATCCACCTACTCTCTGGGTTACTACTATACAAATGGCACAGGTTGATCTGATTTCCAGAGTGCCTACAGGTGGCCCGACTCCAATAATCCAACACTTGAACTTTGAGGCATTCGTATTTCCTGATGGCATTCATGTTCCGCCTTTAACGGTTGACGCGAATGGGCCATATGCTTATATCCAGCTCTTCGTAGGGACAACCACTGCTATAGCTAGCACAAGCGGCATAGCGCCCGATCCTGATCCGACTCCGGGGATTCTCGAATGGGGCGGTGGCAGCGGTGGCGGTTTTTTTGGTGTTGGTAACACTTCCATAGAAACTTCTTATTGTGCCGTTCCATGTCCAGAGGTCGGCGAAAATACTTTTCACTTTGCAATAGCCACTAGCGAGGAGCACCGCGGTGCCGCTACTCACGGTGTCGCGCTACTACTTACTTTTGCGCCGGGTAAGGCATAATCTATACAAAAGGAGATTGATCAATGGCAAAGAAGCATCCGGGCTTTCAAGCTGTACAAGCTAAAATCGCAGCAAGAGAAGGTATCCCGATGAAGAACGCTGGAGCCATTCTCGCTAACTCGACACGGAAGGCGTCACCGACAGCAAAGAAGGCGAATCCAAATCTCCGTAAGGTAAAAGGTAAGTGATAGAAGTTATTGGCGACAAAATAATCGCACGGCGTCTCAATCTACCCCGGCGCTACGGCTCTATCTTCGCACCTGATCAAGCAGTGAGGCTGTCACAAGAGTACATTGTCGAGTACGCTGGTAAGGGCGAGTATGATAAGCGAGGCCGCTTGCAGCCGCTTGACGTGAAAGCCGGAGATCGTGTGCTTATTGGCAAACACGATGCTAAGGCAATCGAGTTGAACGGCGAGGAAAAGTGGACGTGTCGGGAGCAGGATATCATTGCGGTGATTGAATTATGAGCAGTCAAGCAGTCTCACGACAGGAGCGATGGGTGACGGGTCTTGGCTCGCTAAGTGTGCGCTCGCCCTTTCCTGCACATGCGTACTTTCAGCTCTATGACTGGAGTTTACCGGTATGGAAACTAATCGCTAGTGACGACACGCCAAAGGACCGGGAAGGCTTCGTTGAATTCGAGATTGGAATAACAGACGATTCATCCGTTAAAACGTGGGGAATCTGGCGGGGCGATGAACTGGGGGGATTTGTTTCTGCTATTCGATTTCCACAAAGACGGTGGATTGCCCAACTGCATTGCGTGTTTAAGAAATCGTTTAGAGGAGACGCTACAACCGGCGCGGCGGGTAAGCAGATCTGTCAGGAGTTGTTTGATGACAAGGTTCTGAAGATTGAGATGTGGGTGTTCAGTGATAATCATGCGATTAAAGGCTTAATTAGCCGCCTTGGAGGACGCGTAGAAGGCACACTCAGCGCACAAGTCATGCGCGACGGCAAGCCTATCGACATGGTGGTTTATGGTCTGTATCGAGAGTCACTAAAGATGGAGTAAAGACTATGCCAATGATTGTTCCATTTCTTCCTGCAATTATCGGGGCTGCTACTAGCATTGGTGGCGGGCTGCTTCAAAACAGCAAATCAGGCCGCACAAGTACCAGTGATTTCTCACGCTCGGGCAGCACGGAAGGCATTCTTACTCCACGCCAGCATCGTCTTGAGAAATTAGACCTGAACACGTTAATGGATCTGATTAGCCAGGGACCGAACGTGATGCAGAGCGATCGTAACCTGATGCGCACGCAGACAAACCAGACCTATAATGCGATTGCGCCACGGCTGGAGTCATCGCTGGTGTCACGCGGCTTTGGCAACAGCGGTAAACTTGGGGCAGGATTCAAGGGGCTGGACATTGCGCGGAGTAATCAGATTCAAGCGGGTGAGGCGGGACTGCGACAGGAAGCGATGCAGCGGTTCTTATCAACGCTTGGGTTAAGTCATCAGTTTCTGACACCGCGAACGGTCAATACAACGGAGACGGGCACAGGCTCAGCAACGGGGCCGTCGCAGTTAGGCAACATCATTGGTGGCAGTGGATTTGCGCTAAGCCAGTTTTTGAAGAATCTGCTGGCAGGCGGTGGTAGCGGCGACTTCAGCGGCACGCCGTTTACTGATTTCACAGGACAAGTATGACCGATCCTCTTGACCTTCTTGCGCTGATCACGGACGGCGGGTTACCACCTACTGCATCACTCATGCCGGGCGAATCGGCGGGTATACCAACTGATCAAGCTGGCCAGTTAGGCAGTGTGCCTTCGGCCATTCCGGGCCAATATGGCGGTCGTCGGCAACCAGGTCAACTACCTGCGCCGCGCATTCCTGCGACTAAATCTGCGCCTAAGCCGCGTTCAGTCAGCGGCAAAGGCGGCATTGACCTGAGCAACCTTGGATTAGGTGAGTTGCTATTTCTCGTCCTTCACCCACAAGGTCCGGCAATCATCGGTGCGATGGTGAACGCGACGGCTCAGAAGCAAGATCGTGAACTACAGCGACAGCAAATGGAAGTACAGGCCGGCCGGCTTCAACGCGCGAATCAAATGCAGGACTTGCAAACTCAACTTAGCATGAACCAGATGGGTGCAGTGCCGATTACGCCGGGAGTTGAGCGCGTGACAGGTGCAATGAACGAGGCATTCGGCCCGCCACAAGAGCCGCGAATGAGGGCTAAGACTCCAGTCGGTGATTTCTACGTCCCTACAGCACAGGAACAACAACAGAAAGCCTATGATGCTTATGTGGGCCAGGAAGAGTTGAAGGCACGGCTGGCAGCGAGAGCGGAAGGCTACAAGGCAGCAGCTAAGGCAGCCGCCGAGCCCAAAGTACCACTCGCTCCTGACTTCTCTACGTTCTTCAAGCTAGGCGAAGTCGATGCACTTCCACAGAAGTCCGTAGACTCAATGGTGCGACAGTACAACGCACTTAAGCCCGAGAAAGATCACGTTACAGTACGAGCAAACAACGACGGTACGATGAGCGTAGTAAGAGTGGGGGCAGCGGGAACGACTGTCGAGCGTGTGCAGGGTGGGCCAACGGTGCAAACAAAGGAAGGTGGAATGACTCCCGCTCAGCAAGCTACTCAGAATCGCCTATCAACTAAGGACGCAGCGGCAGCAATGAAGCACGTGCAGGAGTTGATTACTAATGCTACCCGTAAGCGGCCACGTGGAGAGGGAACTGCCGATCCTGCAACCGACCCTGAATGGCAAGCAGCGCGAGTGGCACGAGATAATGCCGTCGCGCAGTATCCTGACCAGCTGGAAGCGGGACCAAGCGAGGGCGGCTATCCTGACATTAGATGGAAACAGCGGGCGACAACACCGGGCACGGCAACTACGCGGATTGATCCTAAAATGAAAGCCTACGCGGATAAATACTTCGGCGGCGACATTGAACGTGCCCGTGCATATGCCGCCGCACACCCTTAGCCATGCAAGATCAGCCCATACCATCATTTGGCCGTTTTGTTGCCGAAAGCGACGTTGAGGAAAAGCATCAGGCGTTGACTGGCAAAGTCGCAGCGGCTGATTCTCTCGCTGCACAGATACCAAAGTTCAGCGAGTTTGTGCCCGATGTGTCAAAGTTACAGCCGTCAAAGACTGTATCAGCAATTGCTTCTGCGCCAAAATCAGCAGCCAAACCGCCACAAGCCAACCTTGACCAAATCGCCGCACAATTCGAGGCAAT